ACCCCTCCAATCAACTTGATTTTTAACTATACGAATAAAATCTTCAGACAATATTTGATAACGAGAAATACGATACCAATTAACTTCATTTTGAAATTCAAAAATAAAATCTTCTGATAATTTTTTAGCTTCAGAAATATGATACCAGTCAACATTATTTTTAAAATCTTCAATTTTACAATTTAAATTTAATTCAATAATTAGATTTTTAATTTCTTGTTTAATAGATTCTTTCATTTTTTAACCTTTTTTAAAATTGTTAATTTCCATTTGAATTAAATTATCCATCTTTTATTACCTTTAAAATTCTATATCTCTTTTATTAATAATTTTAATTTTTCCACAAATCATTTTTAATTCCATCCAACCAAATATAATTGTTTCTCCATTTTGTAATGCTTTTAAATATTTATCTTGATCATTTAATACACTCATATTAAAACATGTACCATCAACTTTTAAAATAAAATTTGAAAAATAATTTAATTTGGTTACTGACATTTTTTTCCTTTCTTCCATCTACTATATAATATACGAAATTAAAATTAAAAGTCAATAAATAAATTTTATTAAATTTGTTTGGAACATTTATTTTAATAAACAGTAAAATTAAAAAATATAAAAAACCTCAATAAAAAAATTTCATTTAAATAATTTATATATTTGGAGTAATAAAATAAATGAAAATAAATAAAAATAATACTGAAATATTAAAAATACAAAAAAATTTTGTACGAGATAAATTAAATATAATTGTATATGAATGGCATAAAATTGATTCTGAAAATGTAATTGGAGAAGGTATTGATGGTCATACATATCAAGGAAAAATACTAAAAACAAATAATACAATTGATATTATAGTTGATATATCAAGTGGTGTTATGATTTAATGGAGGATTTATGTTAGTATATGTAGCTGGAAAATATAGTGGAAATGTAACAGAAAATATTGAAATAGCCAAAAAAGTAGCAATTGAATTATGGAGCAAAGGACATTCAGTTATATGCCCACATACAAATTCAGGATTTTTTGAAAATGGATCATCAATTACATATGATATGTTTCTTAATGGTTATTTAGAAATAATGAGAAGATGTGATGTAATAATTATGTTAGAAAATTGGAAAGATAGTAAAGGAGCAACAATAGAATATAATTATGCAAAAGAATTAAAAAAACCAATATATTTTTACCCATCAATTCCAGATTTACATCCTACTGAAATAAATTGTCCAGAACAATGTAAATCATTTATGGAAATAATAATGAAAATGTATGATGTACATTTAGAAAAAAATTCAGATTATTCTCCTGCAAATATATTAGCAACAGGAGAACTTGGATTAGTTACAAGATTATGGGATAAAATTGCAAGACTATTAAATTTATATGGATTTAGATTTAAAATAGAAAAAGGTACATATGATAAACCAAAAAATCCTAAAAATGAAAGTATAGAAGATACTTTAATGGATAATGCAGTTTATTCTATAATTGGATTAATATTAAGAACAAATAAATGGGGGAAATAAAAATAAATCATTATATAACTGCAATTCCATATAATTATTTATCAAATAAAAATTTTATACAATCAATAACAAAAAATTTTTTATTAATTTCTATATTATCTCCCGAATATAATAATTTTGAAATGATAAATACTGAATATTGTATTGATATTTTAAGTTTAAGATTTCATGATATTGTAAATAATGAAATAAGAACATTATATGTTGGAAATAACAAATGTGAAATAAAAAAAATATCAAATTCTGATGTTATTTCCATAATAACTTTTATAAATAAATATAAAGATACATATAATGAATGGTTAATTCATTGTGAAGCTGGAATGAGTAGATCAACTGCAGTTGCATTAGCAATATCACAAATACTCAATGGATATAATAATTATGATACATTTATCCAATCAGTGTATGGATTACAACATCATAATGTTGAAATTAAAAATAAAATATTAGATGGTTGGAATGAATATAATAAAAAAATATTATAAAATAATACATAATTTTTTACTGTTTAAAATTTATTTTTATATTTAATATTAAATTTAACAATAGGAGAAAATTAATGCATTATACATCATCATATAGTTTAAGCAGTAATGTTAATACAACACTTTCAAAAGAAAATATTATACATTATTCTTTTAAATCAAAAGGTTCAAGTTATAATGGATTAAAAAATAAAGTAATTATTTCATATAAAAGCGGAAGTACATTTATTCCATTTGCATCAAACAGTTTTTCAATTTCTGATACTGTTAATTTATATTCATATACTGCATCTCTTAATAAATCTACAGATAGATTAAAAATTGAATTTAGTGGAAGTACATATCTTATTGGAACTGGTTCATTTTCATCTGTTTATGTATTATATGATTCTATAACTTTATCTGAAAAAAGTAGTTCTTACAGTGGTTCAAATTTGTTAGTTAATCCTGGATTTGAAAATACAAGTTCAGCATTTTATTCATGGGAAATTACAAGTTCAGGTTATGCTTGGACTCCAAATGGTATGTTTAATAGTTTAGCTTATACTGGTGTTCAGAAAATTGATGATTCTACTTCAGCAATGTTTGTAGTATCAAATGAAAAATAAAAAATATATTTGTATTAAAAATAAAATATTATTATATTTGAAGTAAATATAATAGAGGAAAAAATGAATCGTTTATTTTTAACTGGAGATACTCATGGAGAATTAAACCGAATATCATCAAAAAACTTCAAAGAATCAAAAATTTTAGATGAAACTGATGTTATTATTATACTTGGTGATTTCGGTTTATTATGGTGGTATCCAGAAAATAAACATTATAAACAAACATTATATAATATAGAATGGTTAAAAACCAAAAAATTTAATATTTGTTTTATAGATGGAAATCATGAAAATTTTTATTTATTAAATAAATTACCAGTTATACAAAAATTTGGTTCAGAAGTTGGTTATATATCTGATAATATATTTCATTTAAAACGAGGCAATGTTTATAACATAAATGATTATAAAATATTAACAATTGGTGGTGCATTATCAATTGATCGTAATAATAGACAATTAAATGTATCATATTGGAATGAAGAATTATTATCAAATACAGAAATAGAAAAAATTTTAAATTTAATTGAATATGATAATATCTTTGATTTAATATTAACACATACTGCTCCATTAAGTATTATTAAACAAATGTTTGAATATCCATTAACAGAAAAAGTAAACGATTCAACCACTAAATTTTTAGATCATATAAAAAATAATATTAAATTTAAAAAATGGTATTTTGGTCATTTTCACGAAAATTGTGTATTTGAAAACTATACTTGTTTATATAAAAATATAATTGAAATAAATAGAGAACATAATGAAACTTATTTTAAATAATATTCAAATTGAAATATTAACATTAATGTTAAATGATTGGATAATATATGAAACAATAAATACATCTAAATATTGCTGGATACAAAAAAATTCAGAAAGAAAAATGATAGATAAAAATGATGTAAATATATTATATAAAAATAAAATAATTTTATGGAATTGTGGTTTTCCAACTGGACATTATAAATTAAATCCAGAAAAAAATATCAATAAAATAATTAATACTGCCAATAAAAAAAATCAAAATAAATAATATTTTAATACTTGATTTTTATATTTTTATTTCGTATATTATAATGTAGTAAATTAGGATAAAAATAATGTTAGAAATTCAAAAATATTTAAAATCAAATACAATTGAATCATTAACCAAACATCCATATAATTTACATGTTAGTTCAACTAAAGATTTAATTTTATTTAAATACAATCAAATAGAATCTGATTTTTCCTTGCAAATTGTGCAGGAATCACGAGGAATTATTTTAGATAAAACAACATTTGAAATTATATGTAATCCATTTTTCAAATTTTGGAATCTTGGAGAAACTCATGCATATAATAATATTAATTTAAAAAACTCTATAATTATGGAAAAGAGTGATGGCTCAATTATAAAAGTATATTTTTATAAAAATGAATGGCATATTGCAACCAATGGAACAATAAATGCAGTTGATGCTGAAATAAGTAATACAAATTTTTTTCAATTATTTATTGATGTAATTCCAAATTATAAAGAACTATTTACAAATTTTGATAAAAAAAATACATATATTTTTGAATTAATTCATCCAGTTTCTCAGATAGTAGTTGATTATAAAAATAAAAAAGAATTAGTTCTTATAGGAATTAGATCAAATGATATTAATAATATGATAGATTATAATATATTTCATAATTCTATTAAATTAAAATATGAAAAAATATTTTTAAATTTTCCTATTAGATTTCCAAAAATTTATACATTTAATAATGATATTTCAGAATTATCAAATTATGCAGATAAAATAAATAAATCTGGAAATGAATTTGAAGGTTTTGTAGTTACTGAAATAAATGATTATAAAGTTACAGGTAGAGTAAAAATAAAATCTTCACAATATTTAATATTACATCGATTATGTACTGGAGATAAAGTAGAAACAAATCTGGTTGATGTGTTATTAAATGGAAATACTGATGAATTTGAAGTATATATAAATAAATTTCCAGTAAATACATCCATTCAATATTTTAAATTAAAACAATCTTTTAATGAATTTTATAGATATATATCAGATAGTTATGAAATTTATAAAGATATGGCAAATAAAATTAGTAGAAAAGAATTGGCATTAAATGTTATATCTCACAATAAAAATATATCTTCATTTATATTTACTTTAATAGATTATCCAAATACTACTATTATGGATGTATTAAAAAAATTAGGATCAAAAAAATTAAAAGAAATTTTATTAAATAGGATAAAATAAATGAAAGATACAGAATTAAATTTAAATCAACAAAAATTATCAATGGTAATGGGATTATTAGCATCAATTGAAGATTCAGATTATACCACAAAACATTCATTATTAGTTGGAAGATTATGTAAAGGTATTGCAGAAGAATTAAATTTAACTGATACTGAAAAAAAAACTGTTATATGGGCTGGATATTTTCATGATATAGGAAAAGTAAAAATTGATAAAAATATTATGTTTAAACTTGGAAAACTTTCAGATGATGAATTTGAAGAAATGAGAAAACATTGTCAATATGGTTATGAAATATTAAATTTATATGATATGAAAAAAGAAGCAGAATTAGTATTACAACATCATGAAAAATTAGATGGAACTGGTTATCCAAATAAATTAAAAAATGATGAAATACATAAATTGACAAAAATAATTTCTGTTGCTGATGTTTATTCTGCAATGGTCATAGATCGACCATATCAAAAGAAAAAAACATCTGCTCATGCTTTATTAGAACTATATGGATTATCTGGGAACCATTTTGATATTACTTGTGTTAAAGCACTACATAAAGTATTAATAAAAACAAAAAAAATAAAAATATATTAAAATTTTAAAATTTATTTTTTTATATATTTATATTAAGAATTTATATGGCTAAAGAATATTTTTAATATTCAAGTTAAAAAGCGACATCAACTGTAAAATATAATAATAATTGTCGCTTTTTTATATAAAAAGGAATATAAAAAATGAATATACAAAATGCTTATTGGATAAAACCGAATGGTCATATTATCGACGTAGGAACAACTCATATACGAATGATTTTAGACAATCCTCATCTTTTTAATCTGGATAAACAAGATATCATTAATTTATATAAAAAATATAATGAAAAAATAGGTTTAGAAGGAGAAGCAAGAGAAGAAATAATGAGAAATTTAATGAGATTGGGATGGATTCGAGTACGATATATGAGAAATAAAGATACTTGGACATTTCAAACTCAAAATTTAAATAAAAAAGAAAAAGATAATATATATGCATTTATTGAAGATACAATGAAATATAAAATAATGAATAAATATGCTGATGTTACAATATTAATCATTCAAGGATCAAGAATAATACAAACATCTGCATTAGAAGCATTAACGAAAATATTTGAACGTAAAAAAAATAAATTTAAAAATCTAATAAATGATCATAACATAATATATAAAAAACTAAAAAAAGGAAATATAAAAAATGAATAAATTCATAAAAATAATTAAAGAAGAAATTGAAGTTGATAAAATGTTTAATACATTTGTATCGGATTTAAAAAAATACGAAGAATTAAAAAATAAAAAAATAAAAAAAATTGATTTTGAAACATGTGTCGATAATTGGGAAAATGAATATAATATAAGTCCAGCAAAAACGACAAATACATGGAAAAATTTTATTGAATGGTGTTATGAAAATTGGAAATATTAATTATAAAATTAAATTTGATATAGAAAAAATATAAAAATATAATAATGCCGCCATAGTTTAAATGGAAAAACAAATTGCTCGTAACAATTTCGATATCAGTTCAAATCTGATTGGTGGCTCTTTCTTACAAATAGTCTCATAGTTTAATGGAAAAACAGAAATTATGAAATCTATGTTCTTGGTTCAAATCCAAGTGGCGGTACATATTTAAAATGATATTGGAGGTTATATGTATAAAGAAATAATTGAAAATTACGATCTAATTAAAGAATTAAATCTATATGATATAAAAATAGAAAATAATAATATAATTATTAAAATTGAAAATGAATTTATTGCAAAAACATTACAGAATAATTTAATTAAATATTTTAACCAAATGTCAAAATTAATAATACAATATAATGCTTATTATTATTGTATGCATAAAGAATTAACTGAAATTTATAATTTAATTAAAGAATTAAATTTATATGATATAAAAATAGAAAATAATAATATAATTATTAAAACTGAAAATGAATTTATTGCAAAAATATTGCAAGAAAATTTAACTAAATATTTCAATCAAATGTCTAATTTATTAACATATTATAATAGTTAAGTATTAAATGAAAAAAATATTATATATAACTCCGCATTTATCAACAGGTGGATTACCACAATATTTATTAAAAAAAATACAATTATTATATAAAGAATATAATATATATGTAATTGAATATTCTTTTATATCTCCAACTTATGTTATCCAAAGAAATAAAATAAAACAAATATTAAAAAATAATTTTTATTCATTATCTAATAATAAAAATGAAATATTAGAAATAATAAAAAAAATAAATCCAGATATAATTCATTTTGAAGAAATACCAGAATTATTCATGGATCAAAATATAACACAAAATATATATCAAAAAAATAGAAATTATATTATATTTGAAACTTCTCATACTATAAATTTTAATCCATCAAATAAAATTTTTATTCCAGATAAATTTATATTTGTATCTGAATTTCAAGCAATACAATATAAAAAATATTTAAATATTCAATATGATATTGCTGAATATCCCATTGAATTTCAATCTAATTTGAAAAATAATAAAAATTTTTTTAAAAATAATTCAAAAAATATAATAATTGTTGGATTATTCACTCCTACAAAAAATCAAGAATATGTATTTAAATTAGCACAAATGTTGGAAAATTATAATATTAAATTTCATTTTATTGGAAATACTGCTCCAAATTTTGAATTTTATTGGAAAAAATTAATTGATAATCGTCCAGACAATTGTATAATTCATGGAGAACATGATAATATTACTAATTTTTATAATTCGGCAGATTTATTAATTTTTCCATCTAATAATGAGAATGGAAGATCAGAATGTAATCCTATTGTTATAAAAGAAGCAATTGGACACAATTTAAAAATTTTAATGTTTGATCAAGAATCTTATTGGGGAAAATATGATTATAATTCATTAATAAATTTTTTAACTGGAGATATAAATATAGATTCCATAAAAATATTAGATTTACTTAATCTTAGAAAAATAAAAATAAAAATTGTACATATGATAACAGATATTAATTCTCAACGTGAAATTGAATCTATTAATCAATTAAGACAACTTGGAAAATATGGAATAGAATATATTTTACATATTAATGAACCATATACAAAACCAGCTCCTTCTATAAAATGTTGGAGACCATATTATACTAATAAAAAAACTGAACATGGAACATTATTATCTGGTCATTATGGATGTTATTTAGCACATCGTAATGCAATATTAAGTGAGTTTACAATTGATACTGATTTATTAATTATTGCAGAAGCAGATTGTAAAATAAAATCATCCTTAAAAGAATTTGTTGATATGATACATTTAGCAGGAAATAATATGAATAAACATGATATTTCATATTTTAGTTTTGGTGATCCACATAATATTGAAACGGGAGAATTATTTTCTCCTATAATTAATAAAATTGATAATTATATGTATATTACAAATAAAATAACTTGCGCTCATTGTGTAATGTTTAAAAATAAAGATAGAGATTTTATAATTAATTTATTACAAACTGAATATTGGCATGTTGCTGATTTTTGGTATAATTTAGTTTTTAATAAATATAATAAAAAAATGGCAATTTTAAATAATGGTATAGCAACACAAAGAGATGGATTCTCATTAATAGACAATGTATATAAAACTTATATAAAATAAAAAATATGAAAAACATTCTTATAAAAAATTATAACGAAACAAAAAATAGTAATAAATTTCCACATTATTATGAAAATATATATGGATGGTTTAATAATGATGCAAAACAATTATATGAAAATATGGTATTAAATGCAAAAAATAATAGTCATTTTGTTGAAATAGGATCATTTCTTGGAAAATCTACATCATTTATGGGAGTTGAAATTAAAAATAGTGGTAAAAAAATAATATTTGATGTTATAGATACTTTTAGTGGAAGTGCAAATGAATCTTATCATCAAGATATAATAAATGTTTTACCAGTAGGATTATATGATTCATTTATATCAAATATGAAAGATTCAAATATATTAGATATTATAAATGTTAAAATTGGTTATTCTACTGAAATATGTAATCAATATTCAGATAATAGTTTAGATTTTATATTTATCGATGCCAATCATGAATATGATTCAGTAAAATCTGATATATTATTATGGTATCCTAAATTAAAAAATAATGGAATTATAGCGGGAGATGATTATAATGTATTTAATGGAGTTACACATGCAGTTAATGAAATATTTCCAACTGCAATAATTAATGGAAATACTTGGAAATATATAAAAAATAATGAAAATATAAATATTAATTTTATTAATACTCCATTTGTAGAAATAACTGGAGAATCAACAGATCAATATAAAGTAGAATTTATTGATAAAGAAAATAATACAATTTTATATGAAACAATTATATCAATTAATAATTGGGCAAAATTATATAGAGAATATTATACAAAATATATAATAAAAATTTATAAAAATAATATTTTAATACATACACATGAATTTTCATTAGAAAATAAAAGAGTTTTAATATCATTTGAAAGTAAATCACTTGGAGATACAATTGCATGGTTTCCATATGTAGAAGAATTTAGAAAAAAACATAATTGTATTATTATATGTAGTACATTTTGGAATGAATTATTTCAATCTGAATATAAAAATATTATTTTTGTTAAACCTAATACAATAGTAGAAAATTTATATGCTTCTTATAAATTAGGAGTATATCCAAATAATAATAATAAAAATAAAAATGATTATCGAACAATTCCACTACAACAAATAGCAACAGATATTTTAGGATTAGAATATATAGAAATAAAACCAAAAATAACAAAATATTATAATAATTATACCAATATTTCAAAAAAATATGTATGTATTGCAGAACATTCAACTGCTCAAGCAAAATATTGGAACAATTCAAATGGATGGAATACAGTAGTCAATTACTTAAAAGAAAATCATTATGATGTTTTATCAATATCAAAAGAAGGTTCTAATTTAAATAATACAATAGAAATTAAAAATAAACCAATAGAATTAATTATATTCTATATATTAAATTGTGAATTTTTTATAGGTTTACCTTCTGGATTATCTTGGTTAGCATGGGCATTAAATAAAAAAGTTATAATAATTTCAGGATTTTCAAAAAAATGGTATGAATTTAAAACAGATTATTATGTTAGTCCAGATGAAAATATATGTAATGGATGTTTTGTTGATCCTAATATTGAATTTGATAAAGGAGATTGGTATTGGTGTCCAAAACATAAAAATACAGATCGACAATTTGAATGTACTAAAAAAATTAATCCAGAAATGGTTATAAATGAAATAAAAAAAATATTTTAATATATTTATATAAAATAAATATTTATTTTATTATAAGTAGGAGATTAAAATGAAAATAAACGATTTAAGACAATTAATAAAAGAACAAATTGAAAAATTAAATGAAGAAAATAAAAACGATGCAATAGATTTTATTAATGATATTGAATCTACAATAAAAAAACATTTTCCTAAATCTTATATATTAGCAAAATTTTCTACAATGTTAGGAGTCTCACATATTACTGTTACTTTTTGTCTTGGAAATGAAAAAGATTGGCCGAATAAAATAGAACAAAATGACATTGCTCATAATTATTTTTTTATTTATAATATGAATAAAACTGGAAATATGGATGATATATTAAGATTAAAAACTGAAAGTTCATTAAGTTTTATTATAACTCCTCAAAAAAATAAATATGTAGCTTATGAACGTATAAAAGTACCATTTAAAAATAAAAAAGGAAATAAAAAATCTATTTTAGATACAATAGATAAATCATTTGCTTCTTTAAAGCAAACAATGAAAGATAATATTAATTTATTTCCACCAGATCACATTTATGCAAAAAAATATTTATAATAAAAAAATAAATATAATATTTTAAAAAATATGAACAATATATATTAAATATTTGGCAAAAAACATTATTAAAAAGAATGAATAGAGAAAATTTATTAGGATCAAAAATGAAATATTTTATTAATGGAGATATATTGTGAATGACAATGATATTAAAATAATATATAATATAATAAATAAATATATTAAAATTCCAAAAAAATTAATTATACGAAATAATTCATTTTCATATAATAATGGAACACTTAATATATCAATAAATCAAGCAAATGGAATAGTTGTTATACAAAATTGGAATGGAATACCAAATATTAATAAAATTGTAACAGAATTCAAAAAAATATTTGGTGATGTATATGTAACTGGAAATGATTATATTAATGCAAGAGATTATGGTAATAAATATACAGAAATATTAAATATAAAACTTCCAAAAAATATAATTGAATTACCAATAGTAAATGTTAAACAAATAAAAACTATTAAAAAAGCTAAAGATACACTTAAAAAAATAGAAGAAATTAAACATAATAGAAAATTAGATATAGAATCAAAAAATACTGATATAAAAGCATCAATCATTAAAAAATATTATAATTTATTTAAAATTATAAAATTAAATAAATTTCCAGATGATATATTTGTTAATGATATTTTTAATATATATTATACTACTGATTTAAATGAAGCAATACAATTTGTTAAATTATTAAAAATTGAAGTAGAAATACATCGAGCATTGGAATTAAAATCTTGGAAAACTCAAAATTTGACTTTTGGAGTAAATGATTTAATGAAATAATAAAAAATATGGAACTTTTTTAATATTTTTATGTTATATTGCAAATAAATCAAAAAAACATTATATTTATATATGTATATAAACAAAGTGAAAATAAAATATGAATAAAATACAACCGAAAATTTTTAATTTAGATTATACTGAAAAATTATTTTTATAATAATTATAGGGGATTAAATATATAATATCGTAGAAATCCCCGAAAGGGGATTTTTAATTTATATATGTATAAAAAAAAAAAAATTAAAAAAACACTTGACAAACTAAATTTTTATTTGTATATTATATAGGTTTTAAAAATGGTACAATGATGGAATAAGGAAGTCATGCTGGTCTTAGAAACCAGTGTCGTAAAACGGCGTAAGGGTTCGAATCCCTTTTGTACCACGAATACGTGTTATTTGACATAAAAAAAGAAAAAATGTTGAGAAACATATTTATTTTTTCTTACTGTGGCATGATGCTGGAATTGGTAGTCAAACAAGACTTAAAATCTTGTGTCCTTTAAGGGCGTGAGGGTTCGAGTCCCTCTCATGTCACAATTTTGGAGAGTTGGCAGAATGGTATTGCACCAGTCTTGAAAACTGTGGTTATCCAGCGATGGATATAAGAGTTCAAATCCCTTACTCTCCTCTTTAATGGAACGGTAGCTCCAATTGGTAGAGCGGTAGCTTGAAGAGCTAAGCGTTATTGGTTCAAGTCCAATCCGTTCCGCAATTCAGATGGTAACTCAATTGGCTTAGAGGCTATGACTTGGAATCATAGGGTTGGGGGTTCGAATCCCTCTCATCTGACCATGCATCAGTAGTTTAATGGAAAAATGCTGTCCTTCCAAGTCAGAGTTGTGAGTTCGATTCTCATCTGATGCTCAATAATAAATTAATTTTATATATTAAATAAATAAGAAAGATATAAAATGAAAGAAATACTCAGTGCCAGCACTTCAAAACATCAATTAAAATTTGAATTATTAAAATTAAGTAAAGAAAATCCAACTAAGTATTATACATATACTGCTACATTTGGAATTGTATATATTATTGAACACGATTCCAGACCAAAATCTGGTTATGGTGAACAATGTTATAAGGCCTATGGTGGATTTTTTAAAAATGGTAAAATTATTAAACCTGATAGTGCATGGATGAAACAATATAATTTTATTCCCTATTCTCGATAATAGATAATAGAGAATTTTATTAAAATAAACAATGATCCGATGTAGCTCAATGGCAGAGCAGATGGCTGTTAACCATAAGGTTATAGGTTCAAGTCCTATCGTCGGAGCAAATATAAGTATGTTGGTTAATTGGTAAACCAACAGACTCCAAATCTGTGACTGTAGGTTCGAGTCCTATCATACTTGCTATTGGAGCTTTTTCCTGTTGGCAGTCTGTAAAACTGTTGCCCATAAATATAAAACAGGTTGGTTAAGGGCGTGTGGTTCGAATCCATGAAGCTTCACAAAATCCACGTATAACTCAATTGGTAGAGTACCTGTCTTATACGCAGTTAGTTGAAAGTTCGAGTCTTTCTACGTGGACAAAATGGGTCGTAAAACAAGATTATCATATATCTTATAAATATAAAGGAAAAACTCTTGTTTTAATTTAATCCATTTTATTTGTTATAAAATTTTTGATATATATAAAAATACGAACAGTTAATGAAAAAAATGGGTCGTAAAATAAGATTACCATCTGTAAGTGAAAATACAAAATAACTCTTATTTTAATTTAATCCATTTTGTTTTTTATAAAATTTTTGATATATATATAAATGCGTACAGTTGATGAAAAAATGGGTCGTAAAATAAGATTATCATCAGGCAAAAAAATTCTTATTTTAATTTAATCCATTTTGTTTTTTATAAAATTATAAGGATTTAAATTATGAATATAAATGTTAATGGAACATTTCAAATTAAAACTGATATTGAAATTCAAAATGCTGATATTATAATTGAAGAATTAAATAATTATATTATGAATGTTAATACAGAAATCAATAAAATAGTCAATACAAGTAATAATATATATTTACAAATTGATTCCATATCAGTAATTTAAAATGGGGCTATAGCTCAATTGGGAGAGCGTTTGCCTTGCACGTAAAAGGTTTGCGGTTCGAGTCCGCATAGCTCCACTGAACATTTAAATAGAGAGTTGACAGAACGGTAATGTACCAGATTGCTAATCTGAGGTTATCCAGAAATGGATATAAGAGTTCGAGTCTCTTACTCTCTGCTAAAATGGGTCGTAAAATAAGATTATCAAAATGTGTACATCTAATACAAATAAAAACTCTTATTTTAATTTAATCCATTTTTAAATAATTTAAATATTCACGGTGAGAGAGATTGAGAGTTAGAAGATTTGAAGTTGATCATCGAGTCAGTATAACAAATAAAAATAATATGTTATTATGACGATAATAATCAGAATATTTTTATCTTGCTCTCTCATACCGTGAATATTTAAATATGGGGTGTGGGACTGCTTTGGTGTGGTCGCTTGACTGTCAATCAAGAGATAGATGGGTTCAAATCCCATACATCCCGCAGATTAAAATAAATTGCCATTGTAACTCAATTGGAAGAGTATCTGATTTGTAATCAGACAGTTGGGGGTTCGAGTCCCTTCAATGGCTCACATTGCCAGATGATGCAATTGGTCAGCATACAGTCCTTTGAAGTCTGTTATTAAGGTTCAAGTCCTTATCTGGTAGCTAAATGGGTCGGAAAATAAAATTATCGTTATTATATATTTTATTTTCAATTTTATCCATTTTAAAAATAAAAATTTTGGGTCGAAAAATAAGATTATCATCAGAACAATAGGATAAATACTAAAACTTCTTATTTTTAAATTAATCCAAAATATAATATGGGATCGTCGTCTAAGTTGGTTAGGATATAGGAATTTCAATCCTATGATGAGAGTTCAAGTCTCTTCGATCCTACAAATGACATGGTGTTGAAATTGGTAGTCAAGCAAGACTCAAAATCTTGTGTCCTTTAAGGGCGTGAAGGTTCAAATCCTTTCCATGTTACTATATGGTGAATATGATGGAATTGGTAGACATACATGACTGTGACTCATGGTTTTGAGAGTTCGAGTCTCTCTATTCACCCAAAAAGGTCATATAGCTTAATGGAAAAGCAATTGCCTGATACGCAATAGACTCTTGGTTCAAGTCCATGTATGACCACAAGAAAAAAAACAAATTTAAGGAGGTTATATGATTACTTATAGTTTTACATCACACAAAGAAAATAATTTAAGAACAACCATTGCTACTGTAAATGTAAATGGAAGTGTATTTACTGGAGAAACTATACAAATGCCTAAAGATCAAGATAACAAATTAATTGGACAAAAAGTTGCATTAACAAAAGCAATAAAAAATGCCGATAAATTTACAAGAACAGCAGTTTGGAAGTTATTTCTTACATCAAAAAAAATAAATACATGCGAAACTAAGTAGATATTAAATAATGGCTCAAATCCATTCATGTATTTATTTTAATGGGACATTAACTCAATTTGGCAGAGTAACTGGCTTTTAACCAGTAAGTTAAAGGTTCAAATCCTTTATGTCCCACATATATTATATATAGAAAGGTTTTAAATGTCATTAAAGAAAATTAATACAATTAATGAATTATTAATTATTATTAGTAAAAAAATGGATGTACAACAAAATATAGATGGAAAAATGTATAATATTTCATTTATTACTATGTTAAATTTAAAATTAATACAATTAATGCAAATGATATCAGATGGGAAATTATTTTATGAAGAAATTCAATGGTAATATTTTGATGTGATGGGTGAGTGGTCAAAGCCTCTTGTCTTACAAACAAGAATTCGTTGGTTCAAATCCAACTCACATCACAATTAAATTTTTATTTAAAAAATATTTTTTAAATATTTATATTAAGTAACAAAATATTTAAAGGATATATAAAAATATGTTAGATTTTTTATTTACAAAAATTATAAATACTATTGATGATTTAGTTTTAATATTAAATGATAATATAATTATTGAAGCTAACAATAAATCATTATCTGAATTTGGATCAAATATAATAAATAGTCCAATATCAGAATTGATACCAGATAATTTAGATTCTTTTTTAGAATTTATATCTGGAAATGAAACTTCAAAAAATTTTATATTCAATAATAAAAAAATATATTCTTGTAAATTCATTACACATGTAGAATTTATAATATTATTTTGCTCTGATATTGAAAAATATTATTTATTAAATGAACAAAATAATATAAATAAATATAAATTTGATGTATTATTTAATAATGAATCAATAGGAAATGCAATATTAGATTTAGATATGTCTTTTATAGAACTTAATTCAAAAATATCAATTTTATTAGGATATGAATTTGGAGAATTAAACTCTATGAATTTAAAAAATATAATTTATAAATCTGATATAGATTTATATAATGAAATATTAAATAAAATAAAATCAAAAAATAATTATTATGGAGAAATAAGATTAGTTAAAAAAAGTGGATTATACATATGGACATTAATAACAATATCTTCATATAATTATAAAAACAATACAATATATTATATATTAAATATACAAGATATATCTGAACAAAAATATTATCAAGAAAAAATTCAAAAAACCGAAGAAAGATATAGAGCATTGATTCATAAATCGTTTCATGCTATTGTATATAAAAAATTAATATATGATAAATCAGGAAATATAATAGATTATATTATAATAGATGCTAATCCAACATTTGAACGAGTAACAGGATTTAAATTAAATGAAATTATTGGACGACCAATGAAAATGAAAGCCGCAATACATTTTAATGTATCCGATGATGAAAATAATTTAAGATTACAACGATATGATAGAATTTTAAAAGATAATCAAGATATTCATTATAAATCTCAACCATCAAGAACATTTAAATATCCAATTGATGTATATTATTATATTTTAAATAAAGATGAAAATATAATAGCAGTAGTCTTTGGAGATGAACAAAACGATAGAGAAATTATACTAAATTTATAATATATGTCATAATGACATATTATATAAAATTTCATAAATATATAATTTTATTATATTTATATATTGGCATAATAATTGTAATATAATATACAAATAATTTAAAACTATACATATTATATTAAGGAGAAAGTATTATGCTTATTAGATCACCATTTAAAACTGTTAATTATGTAGAAGATATTATTGATGCCATTTTTGATAAAAATGATAAATATAACATAATTAAAAATGAAGATGATTCAGTAGAAATACAAATACAAGTTGCTGGATTTAAAAAAGAAGATATAAAAGTAAAATATACTGATGGATATTTAAATATATCTTCAGAAAATGAAATTGATGATGGGAACAAAAATAAAAAATATATGTATAAACAACTATATAAAGAAAAAGTAAATTATAGTTTTTATATTGGAAATGATTTAACTGAAGATAACATAAATGCACGAATTGAAAATGGATATTTATATATAAAAATATCATTTCCAAAAAGCATTTCTAAGGATATAATAATTGCTTGAAATAATTAATTTTAATAATAAAAAATATATAATTAAAGATATTATAAAAGAAGAATTAATTAATACAGATAATATAGAAATCATAAAATTAACACGTATGTCAAATTTAATATTGAAAAAAGATGGATTAATGTATTTTGTAGAAGAAATAATTGATATTGATTTTGAAGATATAATAAATAAAATTTAAAAAATAATTAAAAAAACTATTGACAATGATATTTTTAATTAGTATATTATATAAGATTTGGGGACGATCTGGATTCGACATTCAGATCAGAGATATTGAAATCAATCAAACTTGCAGTGATGCAAAAAGAATAAATAACACTTATAGATTAGTTGCTTAATTATATTAAGCTATTACTCCATGATGTTAAATAGTGGAAGTAATATCGTATTTAACAAAAAAATGGTCTCAATCCATTCAAAATGAGTTTTAAATAGTTTTTTTTATTTAACATTTAAGTAAAAAGTAAATAAAATATGATTGTAAAAAATTTCAGTATTTAAACTGGATGGACATGGGTTCAAATCCCATCGTCTCCACTATTGCGGGATGGACTGGAGGTGGTTCCAGCTTGGTCTCATAAGCCAAATCACATGGGTTCGACTCCCATTCCCGCAACTTTAAATAATTGTAGTTATGGTTAAAATTAATCTCTTAACAATGGAGGTCGTCATGCAAAAATATCAACATTCAGTAAATAGTCCACAAACTGAACCAATAATTGGAAAAGAATCCTTAATGGAAAAAAATTATGCTGGAGGATATGTTTTTAAATTGGATGATTTAAAAACATTAGATAGATTTTTAATTCTTGGATCAGATTCGCCTACTTATTATGCATCTGCTCGTAAACTTACAAAAGAACATTTGAAAAATATTATGAATTTAATAAATACAAATGGTAAAGCTGTAATTGATCGAGTAGTCGAAATATCTCATAGTGGACGTGCTCCACATAATGATCCTGCATTATTCGTATTAGCGGCAACAACAATAAGTAATGATCCTAATGTCAGAAAATATGCTTTTGAAAAATTACCGTTAGTAGCAAGAATTGGAACACATTTATTTCATTTTGTAGAATATGTAAAAGCATTTCGTGGATGGGGAAGATCATTACGAAAAGGAGTATCACATTGGTATTTAACAAATAAAAATTTACCATTACAATTAGTTAAATATCAATCAAGAGATGGAATGTCACATCAAGTTCTTATACGTTTGTCACATCCAAAAACAGATGATCCAATTATAAATAAAATGTTTAATTGGTCAGTTAATGGAGTTTATGATATTAATGAAGTTAGTGATATTCCATTGATTTATGGATTTGAATTAATTAAAAAAGCAACTAATGAAGATGAAGTTGTTAAATTAATTAAAAAATATAATTTGCCACGAGAAGCAGTTCCTACACAATTCATGGGAAATAAAGTATGGACTGCATTATTTCCAAATTTAAATATTGAAGCATTAGTACGAAATTTAGGAAATTTATCTCGACATGGTGTATTAACTGATGGAAATTTTAATAATATTAATTTTGTAGTTGAAAAATTACATAATGTAGATATAATTCAAAAATCCAGAATGCATCCTCTTCAATTTATGACTGCTTTATCAACTTATAAATCTGGACGAGGATTAAAAGGATCAGGAACATGGTATCCAATTCCAAATATTGTTTCTGCATTAGAAGATGCATTTTATTTATCATTTAAAAATGTTATTCCTTCTAATAAAAAAATACTTTTAGCATTAGATGTATCTGGTTCAATGAGTGTAGAAATTAATAATCTTGGAATTAGTGCAAGAGAAGCCACTGCAATATTAGCAATGGTAACAATGAGAACTGAACCTAATTGGTCTATTGTAGGATTTACTCATCAATTATCTAAATTAAATATTGATAAAAATATGACATTAAATGAGGTAGTTAGAAAAATTTCTGGTCTTTCTTTTGGAAGTACAGATTGTTCATTACCAATGTTATATGCAAAAGATAAAAATTTAGATTATGATGCAATAGTTATTTATACAGACAATGAAACATATTTTGGAAATACACATCCATCTATTGCATTGGCAAAATATAGAAAATTTATTAAACATGATGTTAAATTAGTTGTAGTTGGTATGACATCAACTCAATTTTCTATAGCTGATCCAACAGATAATGGAATGTTAGATGTAGTTGGATTTGATAGTAATTCTCCATCAATTATATCTGATTTCATTTCTGATAAAATATAACATAAAAATCTTCATTTCATATATTTATATAAATAAGATAAAAATATTAATAAATCTTATTAAAATAAACTGAAATGAAGATTTTTTTATTTTTAAGGATTAAATGGCAAGAACAATATATCATCTTTTATTTTATACAAACGGTGTTTTATTTTTTTTGGATAAAATTAGAATTAATGAAGTAATTTACACACATAAAGCAGTGGGTTTTATTTTAAATAGTAAATCAAATTCTTTTGATGATACTTCATATCCAAAAAAATCAATTATATGGATTCCAAATAATTTTATAAAATTTAAAAAAGAAGAATTTGCTGAATTTTTAATTGAAATGAAAATGAATTTTAATATATATAATACTGCAAATTTTTATCCACAATATTGTTGTATAATAGCAATAAAATCTGGAAAAAGATATGGTAAAGCTATAATTAATAATTATTATGATGAAAATATAATCAAGAAATATATTCCAAATTGGATAAAAATAGAAAAAAATTTAAATAATGAGGATTTTGAAAAAATGGTTGAACAATTAATATAACAGGAGACTTATATGATTTATAAAAAACAAATTATAGATTCTATTGATACTGCAATGGATCGTGTAGAATTAATACAAGATTCATTAAGTAAAAATAAACTTACTAAAGAGCAATTAGAAACATCATTAACTAATATAGCTCAAGTATTGGAGCAAGCAAATTCTTTAATTAAAAGAGAATCAGATGGAAATAACTAAATATATCAAATATATTCATAGATGGACAATTGTATTAACTATTGGATGGTTAGTAACAACATATGAACATAATTTTTATACTTTACAAAAATTTACAAATCATTTTACCATAGAATTAATTAATTGGAATATGGATTGGTTAACAATATCCAGTGCGGCATTATTAGTAGCAACATTAGATTTATCTATTTTTTTCGGAGTTATATTAATTCCATATTTTAAACAATGGAATTTAAGTATAACTCCTGTAAAATGGGTATTATCAAGCTCTACAATTATATCAGTTGCATTAAATATTAAATATATGTTTGATGCGGCAATGAATCAAAAAATGGAAGGAAATCAAGTATTTAATTTTATAACTGCATTTATTATTGGATTATTAATTCCATTAATGGTTGTTTTCTTTGGATGGATCGAAGGTAATGTAATGTCACACATGAAAAAAATAGAAGAACAAAATAAAAATAATAAAGACGATAAATTAAAAGAAAATAATCAAATTTCAGAATTAACTACGTCCAATTTAGTAGTAGAAAATAAATTACCAATTAAAAATGAAAATTCAATAAATAAATATCAATACATAGATAAAAAACCTAATATTATTAATGTAAAAAATGAAGATGAAGAATTAGTAACCAATGCTAATACTATTAAATTTGCAGAAAATGAAGATGAAGAATTAGTAACCAATGCTAATACTATTAAATTTGCAGAAAATGAAAATGAAGAATTAATAACCAATGCTAATACTATTAAATTTGCAGAAAATGAAAATGAAAAACCAATAATTAATATTATTAATGAAAATAAAAACGAAAAACCAGTAATTACTAATATTAATAAAAATGAAGATGAAATAGATGAAACTTTAATTAAAGAAGCATATGAAAATGCAGTAAGAAAGGAAGCAAAAAATAAATTAGGAACAACAAGAATTGAATATGAAGGAGGAAATATAAATACAATATAAAATAAAATAACTATCTAATTCATTTTACAAGAGTCATTTGACTTTAGAATATTATATAATATAATATAAATTGTAAAGTGTTTTAATTAAACAACAAAATGTTAAATTAATTTAGGAGAAATTACTATGTATACTAATAATTTTCGTATTCAACATTTACCACACTATTCTACAAATTCAATTGATTTTTTTATTACTAAAAATAAAAATAGATTAAAAATATATAATAATAATACTATTTTTTTAAATGATAATGATACATTTGAATTGGAGTTAAATAATAAATCATCGGATAATTATTTAATTAAAATATTATTAAATGGAAAATTAATATCAAATATTGGAATTGTAATTCGAGCAGGAGAACATATATATCTTGATACTGTCGATTTTGAAAAAAATAATAAACAAAAATTAAAATTTTCTACATATACAATTCCGAATGAAAATAAAAATTATATTAAAGATAACGGATTAGTTGAAATATTATGTTATAAACAAAAACAAACAATAAATATACAACCATATTCTTATCCATATGATTTTATATGTTATGATACAATAAATACATCTAATATTAAAAGTAGTTCATCTACTAAAAATAATTTATTTAGTAATAATTCAACAATGTATTATACTGAAACTGGACAAATAGAAAGAAGTGAAAAAAAATCAAAACAAAATTTTAATTCTGTTAATATGAAATTTGAATCATTATGTGAATTTAAAATTTCATATAAAATATTACCATATTCACAAAAAAAATATATATTTAAAAATGATAATGATTTAAAAATATATTGTTCTAATTGCGGAAGAAGAATAAGAAAAAATGAAAATTTTTGCCCATCTTGTGGTAAAAAAAATGAATAAATAATTTACTTTATATTTATTAATGGAAGGCGATTATTAATATCGCCTTTTTTATTAATAAAAGGAAAATTTAATGAATTTAGATAATCATCATACAGTACAATTTACAAAATTATTATTAAAATTCTCTAAAACAATATCAGAAATTTCTGATAATGATCTTATTATATTTAAACATTTATTATCTAAAAAAATACAATCATTTCAGGTTATAAAATTGTTAGATGATATTATTATAAAATATAAAGATGTGTTAAAAAATAAATATAATATTGAATATATAACATTACAAGAAATTAATAAAGAAATAACAAAAGATAAAAAAACATTTGATAATGCAATTATTAGTATAAATAATAATATATTAGAAATAAAACTTCCCTGGTTAACAAAAGAATTATCTGATCAAATATCAAATTTTTTATTAGAAAATAATTTTTTATATGATGAAAAAGTTTGGTATTGTGTTAATTATAATGAAACAATATTTGATAAAATAGAAAATAATGAAATTTTTAATAAAATAGGTTTTAATAAATTTAATGATTTATATAAAAAAGAAATTATTGAAAAAATAAAACAAAATAAAGATGAACAAAAAAAATTATTTGAATTATCTGCAAAATCAAATACAAATATTACATTTAATGGTAATTTAAATAATTTATATCCATATCAAAAAGTAGTAGTAGAATATAGCTTACATAGAAAATCAATATTAATTGCAGATCAAATGGGACTTGGTAAATCTGCTTCTGCTTTAGCTATTGCAGAGTATCATAATTTATATCCAGTAGTATGTATAGTTCCAGCAAATATTAAATATAATTGGATTAAAGAAATAAATAAATGGATTCCTCATCGAAAAGCAACAATAATTGATTCAGATGTTATTGAAGATTCAGAAATTTATATAATTAGTTATAATATGATTGTTAATTTAGGAATTCGTTTAAGAATGCGAAAACCAAAATTATTAATCTGTGATGAAAGTCATTATTTAAAAACTCCAAATAGTCAAAGAACTATATTTACATTAAAATATTTTAATTCAGTTCCATATAAAATATTAACAACAGGAACTCCTATATTAAATAGAACAATTGAATTAATTCCACAATTAAGATTATTAGATACTTTAAAATATTTTGGTGGAGAAGATAAATTTAAAAATCAATATACAATTAAAGATGGATTTAATTATAAATCAAAAAATGAAGAATTATTACAAGCAGAATTAAGAAAAATATGTATGATTCGAAGAATGAAAAAAGATGTTGCAAAAGATTTACCTGAAAAAATTAAACAATATATACCAATTCCAATGAATCGAATGGAATATGATCAAGTAGAATTAAATACTATGGAATGGTATGAAAAAAAATTACAAAATGATGGTTTATCAGAACATGAAATATCCAATAAAATAATATCGTTAAATGAATTAACTAAAATTGAATATTTAAGACAAGTAGCCGCAAAATCAAAATTACATTCTGTATATGAATGGATAGATAATGCATTAGAACAAACAAATAAAATATTAATATTTGCACATCATAGAGAAATATTAGAAAATATACACAATCATTATAAACAAAATTCAATATTATTTTATGGTGGAATGAGTAATAAAATAAAACAATCAGTAGATGATTTTGTAAATAATGATAATATAAATTTATTTATTGGATCAATTCAAGCATCTGGAATAGGTATAGATGGATTACAAAATATTTGTGATATTGCAGTATTTATTGAATTAGCATGGACTCCTGCAATGATGGATCAATGTGAAGATAGATTACATCGAATAGGACAAAAAAATCCAGTTAATATATATTATTTAATTGCAGAAAATTCAATTGAAGAATATATTTATAATATAGTAATAGAAAAAAAACAAATGTTTGAAAAATCTACTAATATTATGGAACTTTTTAAGTGGATTAAGAATAAAACAAAATAGATAAATATGGAGAATTTATATGGAAAATGAAAACATAGTTGTTAATGAAGAACAACCAAAAAAATCAAGAATTTCAAAAGTTTCAACACTTGTTGAAAATGAAACTGAAAAATTATCAAATATTGAAAAATCACCAAAAATAACTGGTCAAAAAGCAAATATATTAGCATCAATATATAGTTTAAATGGTATAATAATATCTATATTAGGAATTTCAGATAGATCATCATGGGTTATACATAAATTACAAAAAGAAAAATTAAATGATGCAGATTTATATAAATTAATTTCTACATTAAATAATCGTGATCCATTTAGAAAACAAACTGAATATAAATCAACTATAGATGAAGCTATGAATCAAAATTCAACATTTATAACTTTGCCTGAAAAACGAGCAAATGAATTAATTAATATCGGAGATTTACATCACGATATAATTAATATGGAAGTTGAATTATTTATTAAATTAACAGTTGACAAATAAATAAAAATTTAGTATATTTATTATATATAATACTCCCATAGCTCAATTGGATAGAGCAACAGACTTCTAATCTGTAGGTTAAGAGTTCGAATCTCTTTGGGAGTACATAAATTCTCGTAATTCAACTGGATAGAATATTGGACTACGAATCTAAAAATAAGAGTTCGAATCTCTTCGAGAATACTAAGGAATATAAAAAATATTATGAAATTTAACTCAGAAAAAGACATTGCTAAAATACTTATAAATTGGTTAAAAGATTTAAAATGGGATGTATATCAAGAAGTTGAAATTAAACCATTTAATTCTATTGCAGATATTGTTGCTACACAAAATAATGTATCATGGACAATAGAAGTAAAACAAAATATGTCTTTAGTATTACTAAGTCAAGCATATAATTATATATGGCAATCAAATTATGTTTCTATTGCAATTCCAGCATCAAATCATAAAACAAAATATAATGTTGCAAACATTTTTTGTAAAGATTACGGTATTGGTATATTAAGAATTACAAATAATGATGTTTATATAGAACTAAATCCAAAATTTCATAAAATACATAAAAAATTAAATATCAATCAAAAATTAAATGAAAATCAAAAAAATTGGGCAGAAGCAGGAAATAATTTAAAACAAAGATGGTCTCCATTTCAACAAACATGTAAAAATATTAAAGAATATATTAAAGAAAATCAAGGATCATGTTTAAAAGATGTAATTAATAATGTTAATCATCATTATTCTACACCATCAACTGCAAAAAGTTGTATATCAAAATGGATAAAAGAAGGAATCATAGATGGAATAAAAATTAAAAAAGATGGAAAAAAAATAATATTATTTGTGGAATAAAAATGAATACTTGTCAATTATGTAATAGAAATATTGAAATATTAACAAAACATCATTTAATTCCAAAAAGTAGAAAATTAACAAAAAATACAATTTATGTATGTTTAACCTGTAAAGATATGATTCATAAATTAATTTCAAATAAAGAATTAGAAAAAAAATATTATACTATAGATTTATTAAAAAATAATGAAAAAATTAAAAAATATATTAATTGGATAAAAAATAAAATACCTGATAGATTGCCAATTGCATCTAAAAAAAAGAAAAAATAATTGATTTTTATATTTTTATTTCGTATATTAATAATATAATGATTAATTAGAATTTACAACAGAAAGATATGGTAATGATTAAAAAAAATAAAATTTTAAAAGAAAGTATTGAATACAAAAAATACTGTGATATTTGTAAAACAGAAATAAAAATTGAAATGGCTTGTTTAAAAGCTAAATGTGAATATTGTGGTAAAGATTTATGTGAAAATTGTATTGCTTATGAATTTGACACACATGGAGATTATAGAGAAGTATTATGTAATAAATGCAATAAAATACGATTACAATTTGAACCAAAAATAATTAAATTAGAAAAACAAATTGAAGAATTAGAAAATGAACGATATCGAATTGCAAATTCTAACTAATTAAATGGAATTTTATAAACTAATTAAAAGGATTACAAATATGAATGAAAACGAAAAAATACAAATTTCTTCCAATGAAAACGAAGGTGTTATTGTTAAACAACTTTCTAAAGATGAAATATCCCTTCTTCTTTATCTGGAAACTTGCCTCGTTGATCAAAATGGTAGAGTAAGCAGTAAACATATGAATACTGATGATAAAGAAATAGCTAAGAAATGGAATGATGAAGGGTTTATAAAATATGGAAGAATAAAAATGGCTGATATTTATTTGGGTTCTGATCGTGTTCATTATGTTAATTTTACAGACGAAGCTTGGAAACTTGCACATCAATATCGTAAAATAAGAGGTGAAAAAAATAAATACAAAGTTTCCTAACAGAAATATAAAATGGAAATTAATTAATTAAAAATTATTGGAGATAAAATGAATGAAAATGAAAAAACAAAAATTAATCAAATTGAAAGTAAAATCGATGTTAAGTCACGTATTATAACACAAACTGATGAACGAAAGGTTTATTGTTGTAATTGCCGATATTTTGTTTTAGGAACCATAGCTGATTATTGTGCTTATAGCGATTATTGCTATGCACCAACAGGAAAAATAATTAATGACTATATTGTAGGAAAATACAAAGAACGCATAAACAAAGATGTTAATGATAAAGATTATCCTAACAATAAAAAAACAAATGGATGCAAATATTACAAACGTAAATGGTGGAAATTTTGGATACAATAAAAATAAATTCAGTGTATCATTATAACACTAAACAAACAGTAAAGGGAGTAATTAATTATGCAAAAGTTTATAGTAATAGTGACAAATGAAATACTTGGTAACTCAAAACATGAAATGACTCTTGATCAGATTAAAAAATTCAATTTCTGCGCCTATCAGTTGGCTTTAAAGTCATTAAAAAACAATGGAATAGAATATTCAGACGGAATGTGGACGGTTCGAATAGTATAACAATACGTGCATAAAATTATTCAGTAAATAGAACTAACTTTAAGGATAAAAAATATGAATAATAAATTATTAAATTTTGCAAAAAATGAATTAAAAATAGGTTTAGCACAATGCACAGAAGATCAACAAATGATATTTAAACGTATGTATGCGTATGAATATAAATATGATGAAAATAACCATAGTTATATACCTAATGGAAATAAACCTGATTTAAATAAAGACATTAACGAAGTTATAGATAAAATGCCAGAAGATAAACTTGATTGGGCAATGCAACAAATAGAAAACACTTTGGCAAAAAACAAAATCACTGAAACTAAAATCAACAACACATAATAATGGAAAAAATATTGTGATAATAAAAGAAATAGAAAAATTACGAATTATATCAAATTCAATAACAAATAAAGATGAAATTGATAATATATCTTATTTATTAAAAAAAGAATTAAATAATCATAAAAATGGAGTTGGACTATCTGCTCCTCAAATTGGAATATATAAAAAAATATGTTTAATTAAAATCGGAAAAAATGAAATAATTTTAATTAATCCAGAAATAATTGAATATTATGGAGAAACATTTTATACTGAAGGTTGTTTATCATTTCCAAATGAAAATATATTAACAAAAAGATATTCAGAAATAACAGTAAAAACAATTAATGAATTATTATATTTTAGTATTGATAATAATGAACTTGAATGTATTGCAGTTCAGCATGAAATTGATCATCTTAATGGAATTTTAATGTTTGATCGAAAATATATTCAAAATCCAATTATTAATATAAATAAAATTAAACCTAATACATTAGTAAAAATATATAATGAAAATACAAAAAAAGAACTATATTTAAAATACAAAAAATGCCAACCATTATTGCAGGAAGGATGGATATTACGTGAATAGTGAAAAATTTTATGCTAATTATGAATATTTAACATATGATGATGTAAATATTGTACCTGATTATTCATATTTAAATAGTAGGACTGAATGTAATGTTTCATGTATATTATCTAATATAAAATTACAAATTCCAATTTTATCTTCACCAATGGATACAATTACTGAATCTGATATGGCTATAAAAATGAATGAATTAGGAGGATTAGGAATAATACATAGATTTATGTCTATTGAAGATCAAATAAATCAAATAAAAATACTTATGAATAATAATTTAACAAATATTGCTATAGCTGTTGGAGTAAAAGAATTTGAAAAAGATCGAATACAAAAAATAATACAAAATGGTGCAAATATTATTCTTATTGATATTGCACATGGACATCATAAATTAATGGAAACAACAATAAAATTTATTAAAGATTTAAATGACAAAATTACTATAATTGCTGGAAATGTATCAACTCCTGATGCAGTACGTTATTTAAAACATTGGGGAGCTGATATTATACGAGTAGGAATTGGTGGTGGAAGTTTATGTGAAACACGAATTAGAACTGGTGTTGGTATGCCAATGATTTCTACATTATTAAATATTAGAAATTATTTTCCAGAAATTCCATTAATTGCAGATGGAGGAATCCGATATGCAGGAGATGTTGCTAAAGCTTTAGCGGCAGGAGCAAACACTGTAATGTTAGGGTCGATGTTATCTGGAACAAGAGAAACTCCTGGAACATTTAAACGAGTTGGTGAATTTCCAAATGAAGAATTATTTAAAGAATATAGAGGATCAGCTTCTCAATCATCAAAAATACAAAGAGGAGAATCAGATATAAATATAGAAGGAAATTCTATTTTTGTTAAATTTAAAGGAAAAACAGATAGAATTATAAATGGTATAATTGATGGATTAAAATCTGCAATGTCATATGTAGGATCAAAAGATTTAAATGAATTTTATAAATATTCAAAATTTGTAAGAGTAACATTTGCTGGACAAATTGAAGCTCATCCACATTTATTAAAACATAATTAGGGAGAATTAACATGAGATTTAGGCATAATGAAAAAGCTAAATTAGATACTCGTAGAAAATTATGGAAAACAATGAAATGGTTTTGGATTGCAGGTAAAGATGATAGTGGAAAAACAATTACAACCAATGATGAAAATAAATCAAATGGATATGGTTTTTTTAAAAAAAATCATTCTATATCTTGTACAGATCATGCTGTATGTAGAGCAGAACTACATGCTAAAAAATTAAAAATAAGAAAAGAAAGAAGAAAAAATAAAAGAGAATTAAAAAATTATTTTTCATAATATTACTTTATATAATGTAAATACATGAATTGGAATATTAAAAAAATATTCTTTTTCATGTATTTCTTTATTATATATTTCATAAACATCATTTAAATATAATTTAATAATTTTATTGATAGTAAAAAGGCAATAGGTATAATCAAAATTAAATATCATATAATGAGAATTTCCATATTTTATATATTTATTTTTTCGTTCTGGAATATGAATTGTATCATATGGAAATTTATTATTTTTCCATATAGGTCTCCATTCCAATTCAATTGTAATATTATTAAAATTAATATTTATTAAATCTACATCATACTTATCTGGATTTTCTTTAAAATAAAAACCATATTTTTCAAAAAATGATATAGCTATTTTTTTAGATTTTTGATCACATTGATTGTATAAATCTTCATCAAATTGTTTAGTAATCATTTATTTCCTATTTTAAAATATGTATTTACTTCAAAATATCCACTTTTATTATATTTATCAATAAGTAATTTATTAATATGCTTCATTTTATTTATAACTGGAGTTATTTGCTGAGTTTTAATTCCTGTCATTTCTCTAACCATTAAATATAATTGTTTTTTATTAAAATTTTCAATAGAATTAGATCGTTTAAATAATGTTAATATAGAATCTGCAATTCTTATTTCATATTGTTTATTAAAAATTATTTGTAAATTATTATCCCAATATTCTATCATTAATCTTATATATTCAGGTATTTCATTACTGAATGTTTTGTGTTGTTCTTCATCAACAATATTAAAAAAATTAGGATCAGATTCTATTCCACAATTTATTTTTCTGGATTTATATTCTTCATTATTTTCTAAAATTAAATAATTTTTAGTTAATATTGAAAAATAAGAAAAAGCTTTACCTTTGCTTTTATCATATTGAGGCATTTTTAGAATTAAAAATGACATTACATCTTTTTGTAAATTACTAAGTGATTGAGCAGATTGCTGTACATATGGAAATTTAAATCTATTTATTATATTCTCAATTAATTTATTTAATGGGTTTAAAATTTTGGTTGAGAATATCTTCGATCTCAATATCTGGTTTTTTTCGTTGTTGTATTCTACGATTGCGTTCTCTACTTCTTCCGTAAAGTAGGTTTTCTCCTTCTCCATTTATTTCTCCTGAATCTTGTTCATCAATCACTTCGAATTGAACCAATTTTTTTAAAATAGAATACATCGCCTGATAAAAATAACCAACTTCATCATCACTTCTAAATGATCCTTCTAAATCTATTTCATTTAAATTTTTATTTATAACTTTAACTGTTTCAGAAAATAAATTAATCCAGTCTACTTGTTTTTCATATTCTGAATATAATTTATTATAAAGTAATTGAATTTTGTCAATTATTTTTATTTTTTTAATTATAATATAACCTAAAAAAAATATTATAATACATTGAATTATAATAATAATTATATTAATATCCATTTGTTATTCCTTATTTAAATAAACTTGAAAACATATCATCTACTGAATTTAAATTTATATTTTGTAGAGGATGTTCTTCAAATGTATTTTTTTTTGATTTCATAGAATTTGCTAAGTCATTTACCGTTTTAAGATTATTTTTTATTGCTTGATTACTACTATTATTTTTAATAACTGACATCATATCAGCCCAATGAATTATATAAATTAAATTACTTTTTAATTTAAATGCTTCAAAATATTTTTTATTTTGTTCATCATACTGACCATCATGTAACATAATTCCTAAAAATTCATTTATAGTCATTGTTATATTATAATGTTGTAATAAAAAAAGTGATCTTAATGAAGTAGTCATATATTGTATATTATCATTAAAATCATATAATTGACCTTTTTTTATTTTCCAATCTTCTTTTGTTGGTATATAATAATCATTATTAACATCTCCAATTTTTCCTAAATCATGATTTAATGCAGTAAATATTAATTCTTCATCAGTATAAGTAATATCATTTGTTAATGTTTTCCAAAATTCTGATAATTTTTTTGCAATATCAATTACGGTTAAAACATGAAAAAGATATCCTCCAGGATAACACTCATGATGATATGTTTTTGCTGATGCTGGACATATTGTAATTCTATCTTCCAATTTTTCATACATTAATAATAATTTTTCTTTCCTTTCATTAGAAAACGATGTATTTATTATTTCAATTAATTTATTCCAATTGGATAAAATTTTTTCTGCATCATCCATATATTCTCCTAAAAATAATTATAAGTAAATATTTTTTTCATATTTATACAATTTTAAACGAAAAATAGTTCCACAATATATTTATATTTGATGTAATATAATTTTATAGGAAAAAACAATGGAAGATAAAAAAAAATATGAAATATTTTCTGGAAAAACATTAGAAAATTTATTTCAAGATATATATAACAATTCATCTAATATTAAAAATGTAATTTTATCTTTAATAAATAATACTAAAGATTTAGTTAAAACATCTAATGATGCAACTTTACTTGTACCATTAATAGCGGAATATTTAGAAATTGGAGTTAAAAATGATGAACATTTAATTAAATTAGCTGATACAATACAACGATTAATTAAAACTAATAATAATGATAACAGTGAATTATTATCAGACGATGAAAAACAAAAATTATTAGAAATATATAGTTCAAATAAAGAAGATAAAACTGAAATTGATAATATTAAGTCTAAAGTTATTAAATTTAAAGAAGAAGCAGGAATCAATTAATGTATAGTGTAGATAAAAATAGAGGAGCATCAAAATTTTCTAATACAATAGGATTATCAACAAAAGATAGTAATCCTGCAAGAGATGGTAGTGCTCCAAATTATTTTTTTTATGAAATAGAAGCGGCAGAAATAATCGATATTATACTCAATGTTGATCATCCAAATTATACTAATACATCTGATATTGGAAAAGCAAAAATAAGAATGATCAATAGTGAAAATGGAAAAGCTGAAGATGTTTTATCATTTGCAAAACCATTACAATCTAATATAAAAAATTATCCATTAAAGCATGAAATTGTTTTAGTAGCTAATTATTTAGGAGAATTATATTATTTTAATAGAATTAACATTTTTAATAATGTAAATGAAAATTCATTACCTAATGTTAGTTTACCCAATGCATCAAATATATATTCTAAATTACCTCAAATTTCAGAATATACTGAAATATTTCAATCTGGAAATCCAAACATAACAACTAATAATAATATAAAACTTGGAGATAAATTTAAATCAAAAAAAATAAATTTTATATTACCAAATGAAGGTGATATTATATTTGAAGGAAGATATGGTCATTATTTAAAATTTGGATCAATCAATCAAAATCCAAATATAATATTAACTGCCGGAAATGAAACAGAAAATTCTGAAATAACATTTGAAAATATAAATACTGATTTAAATTCTATTTGGATGATTTCTGATTCTCAAATTGAATTTTCTCCATCAACAGTTAATTCAAATATACATTTAAAATCATATGAAAATAAACCAAATGAATTTAATGGTAATCAGATATTTATTAGTAGTGATAGAATAATATTGAATTCAAAACTTAACGAAATTATGGGTTTTGCAAAAAAATCAATTAATTTTGTTACAAATGATACATTAACAATTGATGCAAATAAAAATATTATATTAAATACAAATGAAAATACAATTATTGAATCTAAAAAAATATTTTTAGGAAAAAAAGATGCAACAGAACCATTAGTTTTAGGAGAAAAATTAAAAAAATTTTTAGAAGAATTAATAGACGAAATTTTAAAATTAACAGTTCCTACTGGAGTAGGACCTTCTGGAACTGTTATTAATTTTTCACAATTTCAATTAATAAAAAATAAATTAAATAGTATATTATCCAATCAAAATTATACTATTTAATAATTTAATTTAAAAGGAAAATAAAATGAATAATTTTGATATTGCAATACAATTAATAAATGAATTAAAATTTACTGATAAAGAAGCATTTAAATTATATTCTAATAAACATAAAATTAAACCAACTACTAAAGTTAAAATTGGAAATAAAACTATAAAAGCTGGAGATATTGACAATATAGATAATATTAAAATTCGTAAAAAAAATAAAATAAAAAAAGAAAAAAAAATAAAAACACACGATAGTAAAAAAGAAAAATCAATAGAATTAAATAATAAAAAATATAATATACCAATAAAATTAAAAAACAATTTTAAAAATATAGATACTGATTTATCAGCATTAAATATAAAAAACTGGAAAGCAAAAGTAATTTTAAATAATTCTGGTGGTGATAATATTAAAAAAGGACAATTTGATGATGTTGGTATGTTAATGATATCTAATAATAAAAATAGTAATACAATAATACCAATTTGCACAGCAGATGAACATAGAAATGGATATGAATTATTATATCATTATCGAAATAAAGGTTTAATCGATAAAAATGATAAATTTACATCAATTAATCCACTTGGTATGAATTATATATATGATCCAACAGAAGATGATGTAATTGGATATAAAAATTTTAGAAAAATGGGTGGAGATAATGTTTTTTTAAAAGTTACAAAACAAGGAAAAAATCATGCAGAATATGTAATTGATGCAGATACTTTTATTGATATTAATGGTGATATAACTAAAATAAAACCATATTTAAAAGAAAAAAATAAACTTGCTCCTGTTGGTTTAAAGATAGTTGATAATTTAGAAAATTTGGCTACATTATATAAACAATATCATCAAGATAAATCAGGACGACCTGAACGATATGAAAAACAAATTTATATTTATGCTAATAAATTATTAAAAATATTTTATAGAGAAGGATTTTCATTAGGTTTTCATTTATCTAATTCACAGTATAAGCTTAAAACTGCAATAGAAAATGAAGATATAACCGAAATAGAAAATGCAATTTTTAGTCATAATGGAATAAAAAATAATTTACATAATATATTTAGACAAACAAATAAAGATGCTGATGCTAAAAAAGATGCAGAAGTAATATTTGGATTATTAGATGTAGCAAAAGAAGAATTTGATAGATTGAGTGCAATATAATATGATACAATGGAATATATTTAAAAATAATATGTTAAATTTTTTTAATGAAAATAAAAATAAATCAAATATATCTACAATGAATATAGCAATGAAATTTACAGATGAATATGAATCTGCAATTATTAATGGTGGAGACATGATATATAATAATAATGCAATTATTTATAATAAATTAGCAATGATAAAAGGATTTAATGATATATTAAATACATTATTTAATATAAAAAATTCATCTATGGTTTCATCTATTATGGGTTCAATATTATCATCTGCATTGATTCAATTCTGGACAGGAGCTCAATTAAATTTATTGTATCCTCCTCCTGGAACAATATCAATTGTTAGTAATTTAATAAATAGTCCTGGAATAGCAGTACCATATATAAATATTAAAAATACAGAAGATAATATGGAATTTATAGATACATTAGTTCAATATTTTTCCACACATTTAAAAACAATAACAGGTACAACAATTGCATTAATACCTGCTTCACCAACTCCAATTCCTACTCCTTTTATATGGATTGGATATATATAAAATTTATGGAGGATTATTATGAATAATACACAATTTATAAAATTAATTCAACTTGTAGTAAAAAAAGCAATAAAAGAAGAATCAAAAAATAATGAATTGTTAATTAGAAAAATTATTAGAGAAGAATTAATATTAAATAATTCAAACTCAATCATTACAAAATCAAATATTAATGAACAGATACCTAAAAAAGTATCAAATAAAATACCAAATAAGATATCAAAACTTCCAAATAAAACTACATCTACATTAAAAGATTTGGCACAAATTGATAATAATTTTTCTGATTTTTTTGACCATAAAGATTTTGATACAATACCTTCAGCAAAAAAAGATTCAATTTCACAAAATGATCAACAAAGTTTAGTTGAAAATTTTGAACTTCCATCTACAAATGCTAATGGAGTTGCTATAAATTATAATAATATATCACCAGAAATAATTGATAATATTCTTAATAAAGATTTTACTAAAATATTAAAATTAGCAGACAAATCTGCTAATACTAAAAGGAGAGTATAATTGACAGACCCAATTGGAATAAAAATTCCTATAACAATGGGAAATACTGGATATTTTGATCAAACATTTTCAAGTTTAGAGGAAGCAAAATCAAATTTGTATAATTTAATTTTAACTAAAAAAGGTGAAAGATTTATGCAACCTGATTTTGGAACTGATGTATATAAATATTTTTTCAATCAAATAACTGATAATATAAAATCAAGTTTACAAAAAGAAATAAAAGAATCAATAAATACATGGATTCCATATATTAATGTAATAGATGTTAATGTAAATATATCAGATCAAAATCGAGATACAAATAAAATAGATATTTCTATAAAATTTTCATTAAAACGAGATTTAAATCAATATGATGAAATTATTGTATCATTTAATTAATGGAGACATATAATGTCAAAAAAAGAAATTAGATATTTAAATAAAGATTTTCAAACATTTAGAGAACAATTAATAAATTTTGCAAAAATTTATTATCCAAATACATATAAAAATTTTAATGAAAGTAGTGTAGGAATGATGTTTATAGAATTATCTTCTTATATTGGAGATGTATTAAGTTATTATATTGATAATTCATTAAAAGAAAGTTTATTATTATATGCTGAAGAAAATGAAAATATATATGCAATTGCACAATCATTAGGATATAAACCATCAATTTCAGTTCCTTCTATTGTAGATTTAGATGTATATCAAATATTACCTGCAATTGGAAGTGGTGTTAATACTGTTCCTGATTATAAATATGCTTTAACATTAAATTCTGGAATGAAAATACAAAGTGAAACGGATTCTACTATTATATTTAGAACTTTAGAAGATGTAAATTTTACAGTTTCAAGTTCTGCAAATCCAACAGATGTTGTAGTATATGAAACTGATAATAATGGTAATATTACTTTTTTTCTTATTAAAAAAACTACATTAGCATCTGCAGGAGAAATAAAAGAAGTAGATTTTACATTTACTGATCCTAAAAAATTTGAAACAAAAATTATTGCTGATGATAATATTATTGAAATATTAGACGCAACTGATTCAGATGGAAATACTTGGTATCATGTACCATTTTTAGCACAAGATACTGTATTTACAGAAATTAAAAATACAAGTGAAAATGATAAAACATTATCACAATACAATAGTACAGTTCCATATTTATTAAAATTAAAAAAAGTTGCAAGAAGATTTACATCAAGAATACGATCAGATAAAAAAGTAGAATTACAATTTGGATCAGGAGTATCAGATGATCCTGATGAATTATTAATTCCAAATCCAACTAATATAGGTTCAAATATATTTGGTTCAGTATCATTTTCAAATAATCCAATTGATCCATCAAACTTTTTATATACAAAAACATATGGTCAATCACCACAAAATACAATAATTACTGTTAAATATGTATCTGGAGGTGGTTTAAAATCTAATGTTAACAGTAATGATTTAACAAAAATAACAGATGTTAGTTATTCTATTGAAAATGAAACATTAAATCCAGAAGTATTAGAAAAAATAAAAAATTCAGTTGCAACAAATAATCCAGTAGCCGCTACTGGTGGAAAAAATGGAGAAAGTCCAGAAGAAATACGACATAATGCTTTATCTAATTTTCCATCACAATTACGAGCAGTAACAAGAGAAGATTATATTGCAAGAATATATTCATTACCTCCAAGATATGGACGAGTTTCTAAGGCATATGTTATACCAGATGATCAATTATCTGGATATGGATCAGATAGAATACCAAATCCATTAGCAATAAACTTATATGTATTAGGATATGATACAAATGGAAGATTAACAAACTTAAATCAAGCTACAAAAGAAAATATTAAAACTTATATGAGTCAATATAGATTATTAACAGATTCAATAAATATAAAAAATGCTTTTATTATAAATATTACTGTTAAATTTACAATAATTGCATTTAAAAATAAAAATAAAAGAGAAGTATTATTAAAATGTGTTGAAAAATTAAAAAATTTCTTTAATATTGAAAAATGGCAAATTAATCAACCAATAATATTAGCAGATATTCAATCTGAATTATTTTCAGTTGAAGGAGTTCAATCTGTAACTAAAATAGAAATAGAAAATAATTATTCAACTGATCAAGGATATAGTGGAAATGTATATGATATTAAATCAGCTACACGAGATGGAATAATATATCCATCAATCGATCCATCAATTTTTGAAATTAAATATTTAAATAAAGATATACAAGGAAATGCCTTATAAAATAATTTTTAATAAAAAAGGATACAAATAAATGAAGATATTAACTAAAACATTTGCAATAAATGATGAAAAAAAAGCTAAGGATTTTCTATTAAAAATGACAAAAAAAGGATATTCTGGAAGAGTTGAAACTGCTTATTATCGTAATTATAAAGATAATATGGTTTATTATTGGAAATTAGATGACTTTCAAATTGGTGATTATGTAGCAATAAATAAAGAAATGACTAAAGTTTGGACAGATAATTTATGGAAAACTAATAAATATATAGGAAAAGCTGGAAAAATTATTAAAAAAACAAAATATATAAAAGATAATGGTGGTAATATAATTTATACATTAGTATTGCAATATCCTAATGGAGAAACTGTAAGTGCAATGTCAAATTATGTTGAAAAAATAAATTCTATAAAAAATGAAGAAGTTATTAAATTGAGAAAAACAATTAAAGAAGAAATCCAAAAAATCTTTAAAGATAAAAATAGATTTTATAATAAACAACAAATAAATGAACATAAAATATAAAAATATTTAACTGGAGATTTAAATGCATTATTTCATATTTCCTAAAAAAGATACAACAATATACGAAGATTCTATAAATCAAAATACTGGTATTGATCAAATATTAGAATTAACAAAAACTTTAGTTCATGAACAAGATGATTCTCCTGTAAATTCCAGAATTTTAATTCAATTTGATATTTCTGATTTTTCTTCTTCATATTCAAATAAAGAATTATCTGGAAGCGATATGAAATATTATCTGAATTTATATACATCTGAAGCAATAGAAATTCCAACATCTTATTCTATTTTTATATATCCCATTTCTCAATCATGGGAAATGGGAACTGGAAAACGATCAGATAATCCAATTACAACACTTGGAACAAGTTGGAATTTACGTGATGGAATAACTGTATCTGGAGTAACTGGTAGTGCATGGAATATAACAGGTAGTGATTTTTTATCTGGATCATCATATACTCAATATGAATGTTCACAATCTTATGATTTTCAAACAACAGATTTACATGTTGATATTACAAATATAGTTAATGGATGGTTAACAAATCAAATACCGAATTATGGATTAATTATTAAAAGAAATGAACCAGATGAACAAAGTATATTAAATCATGGTTCTTTATTATTTTATTCTAATGAAAGTTCAACAATATATAGACCAAAATTAGAAATTATATGGAAAGAATATTCAAATAATCCAAATACATCTACATCGGTATCATATTCATATTCTGAAATAACTCAAAGTTATAATATATCAGACTATCCAATTACTCATTATTTAACTTCAAGTTTTTATTCTGGAGGTGGAATAAATTTACAAACAAATTATTTTACAAAAAGTCAAGATATATCATACTGGTATAGTGAAAGTTATTATAATTATACTCAATCTATTTGGTCATGGACAAGTAGTTATGCATTATACCATAGTTCAAGTTTTGAAACAAGTTCAACATATAATTATTATAATTATTATAGTGGTAGTAATTTATTTATAAGTAAAAGCATTATAAATACAAATGTTATTGTATATGATTCTTATACTGCAAGTTTAGGAAGTGAATATATTTCTGGAAATACAAATATATCATATTCACTTGGTATTCCAGGATTAACTGCAAGCTCAATATGGAATTTTTCACAAACAACAGGTGTATATTTTAGTCAAAGTTTTACATCAGTTTTGGCAAATTATACATATATAAGCTCAAGTATAATTGGATATTCTACTGCAAGCTCATCAACAATAACTCAATTAATGTATGAAGTTCCTGGAGAAGATTTTATTGTTTTTATGACGAATCGTTTTGATGAATATAGACAAAATTCCAGAGTTAGATTTAGATTAAAAGCAAGACAAAGATTTCCAGCCAGAACATTTGTAACGGAAAGTTGGGATTATACTACAACTGATTATTATCTTCCAACATCATCATATTATGCAATAAAAGATATATGGAGTGAAGATGAAATAATTCCATTTTCATCATATTCTCAAATATCTATCGATTCATCTGGAAGTTTTTTTGATTTATATTTAAATGGATTAGAACCAGAAAGAATATATAGAATTTTAATTAAAACTATAAAAAATAGTATAGAAACAATTCATGATAAAAATTATACATTTAGAATAATAAGATAAGGTAATAATATTATGGCAGATGGATTAAATCAAGATGAAATAAAATATATAGACGAAAAAAATAAAAAAGCAAATACTAAACGAGACAGTTTAGGAAATGTAATATTATATGAATCTCCAATTGATGATACACAAAAAAATACTCCTGATCAATCATTAATTATTGATTTATTACAATATAATCTTGATATAAATAAAATAATAGAAGTAATTGATACAGATATTATCGAATTATTTCAAGTAGAAACTGAAGTTGATAGACTTAATAAAATAATAGAAGATTTGAAAAATCAATTATTAAATATTCAAGTATCTGTTTCAGATGAAAAAACACAATCTTCTGAAATCATTACATATGTAATACCTCCTGATTTTGCATCTGGAAATTTATCAACTACATTTTTACAATTAAATTTTAACACTGCAATATATAATAGCGATACCAGAACAATACAAAATATTGGTTCTCCAAGTAAAATTGGAATAACTTATTTAGTAGTTGATAAAAATAATAATTCAATATATGCATCAGGTGAAGGAAATACTCAATTTAATATTATTAATGATAATAATGGAGATTTTTTTGAATTTAATGATAAATATGATGCAATTATAAAATTAACAGAATCTAAATCTAATTTTTTTGGTTGGTGGATAGATGATAGATCAAATGGTTTAAATACACGAAATTTAATTTTAATGTCAAACGATGATAAAATAAGAATGAAATTTAGTCCACAAAAAAACACTGGAAATTCCATAATTGATAAAAATAGAAATACATTTAATATATTTGCAATATTTAAAGATGAAGCTCCAAATTTATTAGAAATTGGAAATGCATCTATTAATATATCAACTGGATTAGTTTCTGGAAATGTATTAACAGAATTAGATAATAAAAAAGTAGAAATATTATATGAAGAAATAGATTCATCTGGAAAAGTTGTATCAAGTGGAGCAAAAATAACTCCTTTTAATATTACTGCATCCAAAAATAATAAAATTAAATTTAAACTATCAGAACAGTACATATTACAAAATAAAATAGATGAAATTATTTCTGGTGGATGGTGGGAAAAAGGAATAAATGAAATTTATACAAAAGTAAATAATTCATTTGAATATATATTTAATATTGATAAAATTACATCATATCTTGCATTAGGATATATGGATTTGAAATCTGGTGGAGATTTAGATTTATCAATTGGAGAAAAATAATTGTTAAAAGAATTTAAAAATTATAATGAAATAAAAATTTCTAATAATCAAATACAAGGAAATTTAATATTAAAAGATGATTTAGATTTAATTTGGATAAATAAAAATTATATATCAAATTATTTTAATGTAGCTACATCAGATAATATTGAATTAACTGTTTATGATATGGATGATAATTTTTTATTTTCTAAAATTATAAATACATATCAAATAAATAATTCCAGTATAACTAAAATTACATTATTTCCTGGAAAAGATTTACGAGAAAATGGATTTATTAGAGGACAATATCGAATAGTTTATAATTTTTTTAGAAATTTAATTGGAGATCATCAAAATAATAAACTTTATATTAAAGATATTTCTCCATCTCGAAAAGAAATTAGATTATTAGTAGTAGAAACATCAAATACAGATAATAATAACAATTTAAAAAATAATTTTTCATCATTTGAATTAACAAAAGATCAATATATAAATTTATTCATAAATAAAATAAATAATTTAAATATTGATAATATAATTCAAGATAAATCAAGTAATTCATATGAAAAATTAAATAATACATTTATTTCATTAACAGGAGTTACGAAAAATAAAATAATTTCTGCAATAAATCAATATAATAAAAATTATTTATCAATTGAAGATCAAAAAAATATAATAAAAAATTCAGAAGAATTAATTTTTAAAGAAACATATGGAGAAGATTTTGATCAAAATAATAATACAATGATTATATATCAAAATTATATACGAGTTATAGAATCTTATGTTTTTACTAATAATTATAAAGGAAATTTAAATTTTTCTTTCTGCTTAAATGATGGAAGAAAATTTATAATATCAAATTGGATTAGAGATAAAATAAATTATCCAAAATATCCATATTCTATAATATTAAAATTATATGAACCATTACCAAAAGATGTAAAAGAAAAAATGCAGGGTTGGATTGCACAAATATTATCAAATCCAATTATTGATAAAGTTTATTTATATGGAAAAGAAAAAACAGAAGATACTGGATATAAATTAAAACCAGCAAACTTCAATATTGAAGTAGCAAATTTATCAGGAAGATCGACTGGATTCGAATCTTGGGAAAAATTAATATCAACTCAACCTTCAACCTCACAAGATATATTAAATAAATATTTTAGTTCATCTATAAATACTTATACAGATGTAAATATTGATTTTTCAGATTATAGAAATTTTGTTAGATTTGGTTCTGCAGAAAAACTATTAAAAAATTTTAAATATAAAATGGAACAATTAGATATTTATAATGAACAAATTAAAAAAACAAGATTATATGCTACTGGAGTTACTGGATCAATTATTGTTTCTCAAAGTTTAGAAAATTATAGAGTTAAAATACGAGAAATAATAAATGGATTTAATTTTTATGAACATCATTTATATTATTCTTCTGGATCATCATATTCTGGTTCATTATATAATGATTCATATTTAACTCACAATATTAATGAATGGCCTAAAAAAAGTTCAGTATATCCATATTCATTATATGAATTAACATCATCTACGGCTACAAATTGGTATAATGAACAATTAACAATTGCTCAAACATATGATATAGATAATATTGATAATATTATAAATAATATACCAACATATTTAAATGTAGATGAAAATAATGAAGATTATATTAATTTTATCTATATGATTGGTGAATTTTATGATATATTTTATATATATATTAATCATTTAGCTAAAATTCATAATAGAAATGAATCTATAAATTCAGGATTAGCAAAAGATTTAACATATCATGTTGCTAAAAGTTATGGTTTTGATTTATATAATGGAAATGATAATTCTGAATTATGGAAATGGGCATTTGGATATAATGAAACTGGAAGTTATTATAATCTATCTGTATCTGGTTCTGGAGAACGAAATAAATCTCATGAAGATGTATCTATAGAAATATGGAGACGAATATTAAATAATCTACCATATATATTAAAAACTAAAGGTACTGCTCAATCAATATATTCATTATTTAATTGTTATGGAATACCATCTTCATTATTAACTATCCGTGAATTCGGAGGTCCTGATCCAAGAGATTATGAAGATATAGAAAAAAAATCATCATGGATATTTGATGATTTTGTATATTCAATAAATTTTAAATCATCTCAGAGTATTTCATTTTCTTGGACAAATATTACTCAAAGTGCAAAACCAGAATCTATTGAATTTAGATTTGCATCTGCACCATCAAATATACCTACACAATCACTTGTATCTGCAACAAATTGGTCTATTAATTTATTAAATTCTGGTTCTGGATATGGCTATATTCAATATAAAGTTGGAACTGCAATATGCAAAACAGAAAAATATAGATATTATGATAATGAATTTAATTCTGTATTATTAAGAAAAAGTGGTTCAGTACATCAAATAATAACTAAAAAAGCAGAATCAGATCATATAGTTTTTTATAGTTCTGCAAGTGTAGCATTTGGTTCAGATTATAATACAAATGATACAGTATATATTGGAGGAAATGCATATAAATTTACAGGATCAATACAAGAATTTAGATTATACCAAACTGCATTATCAGAATCTACATTTAATAATCATGTTAGATGGTCTAAATCTTATAATTCAAATACTCCACAACGTACATATTATGATTTAGTATTAAGATATTCATTTGATGATCCAAAAAATCATTTTACAACCACGACAGTAAGTGATATAAAGTCAAATCAATCATATACAACTGCGGGAACAGCTAATGGATTTTCAAATGAAGTAAATTATACTGCTATTACCGAAGAATTTGCCGCATTATCTCCACAAATTGGAGGTGGAAAATTCATTAATAATAAAATTCGATTTGATGATAATGAAATATTTTTTGGAGATTTAAATTCAACAAATAGAGTTGAAAAATCTATTTATGATAGAGCTCCAGTTGATTCTCCAAAATTAGGTATATATTTTAGTCCTAATGATTCTATAAATAAAGATATAATTGCAACATATGCAGGTATAGATTTAGCTGGAGAAATGGGTGATCCAAGAGATATTTATTATGATAAGTATCAGGGATTACAAGAATTAAATTTAGAATATTGGAAAAAATATAAAACAAAACCTCAAATAAATGAATTTATAAAAGTAATAAAAAATTATGATCAATCATTATTTAATCATTTACGATCATTAATTCCTGCTCGTGCAAAACCAATAATCGGAATTTTAATTGAACCATATATATTAGAACGAAATAAAACTAAATGGAGAGAAATAAATAATGAAATTTTAAATTATGAATCAAATACATTATTTGCATCAGAACAACTTACTATGAGTATAGATTATCAAAATATTGAAGGTGCTATTAATGTTCAAACTAAAAATATTATAACTGATTCAGAATTTTTAACATATAATTCAGAAATTGATTGTGAATTTTATACATCTTCATCTGGATATACATTTGATATGATAAAACCAATTCAAGAAGTATATCCAAGTGGATCATGGATACCAGAATATCGTGAAATGCTATATAATTTATGGTATGGAGGAACAATAAATACAAGAGATACTACATTAGATGGAGAAGAACCAGTAATAATTTATTATACTAATCCAAATACATTAAAAGTAACTGATGTAGGACCAAGTAAAATAAGAGTAGAATAAAATGTATAATAAAAAAAATAAATTTTATTAAAATTAATTATTTTATATATTTATATTTAAATAAATATATTTTAAATATTAGGGAGATTTTAAAAATGGGATATTTAAATAACACATCGACAATAGTAGAAGCTATATTAACAAAAAAAGGTCGTGAAATATTATCTAAAGGTGGTACATTAAATATATCAAAATTTGCATTATCTGATGATGAAATAGATTATTCAAATTGGCAATCTGATCATCCATTAGGAACTTCATATTATGGAGTAATACTTGAAAATATGCCAGTTTTAGAAGCACATCCAGATGAAACTCAAGTAATGAGATATAAATTAGTGACATTACCAAAAACAACTTCAAAAATGCCTCTTATCACAGTTGGATATAGTTCTATTAAACTTGGTAAAGAAGGAGATGAAGCATTAATTCAACCTAAAACAAGATATTATGAAGCTGATGCGTTTGGATATACTGCAATTTTAACAAATTCTAATTATGCTTATTTAGAAATAAAAGAAAATGTAAATCAAAGTGTATCATCAATTATACCTACATTTTTAAGAGATGATGAATTAAATCAGTCAATAGTTAAAGTTGGTAAATCTTTTACTCTTATTTCAAAAGATGTTTCATCATATACAAGTACATACGTTACAACAAATTTAATTATAGTTGGAAATGATACAGGTGCAACAATTACAATTCCTGTATATGTATATAAAGATAGAATATATAGTGGAAAAGATGCTGATAGATAAATTTAATGGGAGAATATAAAAAATGCCAGATTTAAGATTAATAGCAGATATAGTTGCCGCATTAGGATTAAGTGTAGCCAGAAAAAAAGAATTAGAAAATGGAAGTAGATTAACTACCTCAGAATGGAATGCTTTAAGTAACGATTTAAAATCTGAAGTTAGAACTTTATCTCCAGATTTAATACCAATTTCGACTCCAACACCATCAACTATTGTAATGAAAGTTTATACTCCATTTACAAGTGATGATATAGTACAAAATTTATCAAGACGAGTAACTACTGGAATGTGGACAGGAAATACTGGTAGTTTAACTACATTTTTTACATCTTCTGCTCAATCTGGAAGTTCGGGAGATTGGTATTATGATGTATATCAATCTAATCCAGATGTAACTGGAAGTGCTGAAATACAATTTTCTGTTGCATATGGGCATAGAACAAATGGAGGATGTCCCACTATTGCCGTTACAAATACATCAAAAGAAGTTACAAAAGCAATATATACACAATATAGAAATATATTATTAGACCCCGAAGATGATAAATTTACATTTGCAAATAGTTGGTCTACTGATCATATTTTTGTTATTAATATTAGACGTGCAAGACTTAAACAAAAAATTGATAATGGTAATTGGCAATTAACATTAACTACAGGATCATATACAATTAAATTAATAGATGATAGTGCAGACAAATTTGATCAAAATACATCTCAAGCAGGAAGAATATATAATGTAGTAAGCGGATCATTAAATGTAGGATCAACTGCCACAACATATCTTGCGGCAACATCTGAACCATCTGGTGGTTATGGATTATTTTATCCAGATAGAGGATTAATTATATTAAATCCTGATGCATTAATGGCACATTTAAAATCTGTTACAAATGTATATAGTTTTCTTGTTAATACTGGTTCAACTGCGGCTCTTGGAAATATTGATAATAAAGGATTTTTATTAAATATGATTAAAAGTGGTTCATCTTTTATTGCAAGAAATGAAGAAGTCATAACATCAACAAATTATTTTGTTAGAGTTAAAAATAAAGAATATAACTTTAGTAATAATCCAACATTTTATACATCATCTGATGGTTCATTAAAAATATCATCTTTTGTTGGTGATCCTCAAGTATATATATCAACTATTGGATTGTATAATGATTCAAATGAATTATGTGCAGTTGCTAAAGTAAGTAGACCTATTCTTAAAAATTTTGAAAGAGAAGCACTTATAAAAATACGTTTAGATTATTAATATGAGATAATAATGGTATATAAAGGAATAGATCAAAAAGATATATCATATAGAGAATTTTTTGTTTACAAAGAATTTATTCTTACTGAAAATGACGATTCATTAAAAATAAGAAGAGCTATCCAAAATACGGGAAGTTATTTTTATACTTGGAATGAAACAACTGGTTCAGATAGTTCTGGAATATTTTTAAGAACTTTACATGATTCTATACGTCATTTATATTATCATGAAGATAAATATATAGAATATAGTGGTTCATATGGATATTTACCAGCAAGTCATAGTTATAATACTATAAAATCAACTACATTTTACGATCCATATCATAATTTTGGATGTAATACTCATAATATACATAAAAATCTTAATAATTATGCAGTTGTAATATCCATACCACAAGAATTATATGGAAATTCAATAAAGCCAAAAAGTATTCATTTAGAGGATGTTACTTTAGGATATACATTAAAAGATGATGGATTTGGAAATTTATATAATAATGCAGAATCATCAAGTTTTTCATTGTCAAAAAAAGCTTATACTCGTGGTAATGTTTTTTATGAACATGGAAATGTTATAATAACAGCAACAGGATCAGATTATAAATCATTTGGTACAGGTTCAAATAATATCATAGTTAAATTTAAATCAACATTAAAAATATATGAAATAGAAACATATTGTACAGTTAAGGCTGGAGAATTTAATTTTTCAATGAATCCATCAGCAAGAATAAGTAGATCATTATATATTTCAGAACCATTACCTTTCGTTACATCATCAAATTTTTCTACTTATATAACAGGTATTGGATTATATGATAATCAAGGAAATCTTCTTATATATGGAAAACCATCTCAACCAATAAAAAATGATCCAGATTTAGATATAACATTTTGTCTTAGAGTTGATTTCTAATTATTGGCACATTTATAAAAAATATGCCAATAATTGGTTATTCTTCTTCATTATTATTTAATACACTATATCCATTATTATCCATATTAATTTCAATATATTTATCAACATAATCTTTTATATAATCTAAATGAGATATTATAATAATAAAATCAAATTGATTTTTTAAATATACAAATAAATTATGTAAATTATTAGAATTTTCAGAATCTAATACTCCAAATCCTTCATCTATAATCATAAAATTTGGATGTGGTAAACTTGATACACCAATTAAAGCAACACGAGTTGCAATAGTAATAATAAATCTTTCCCATCCACTACTTAATTCTATTGGCCACATATTATCGTCATCATATTGTATTTTTGGATAAATATCTTTTTCAATTTCATCCATATATAAAATAATTTTAAAATTTGAAACTTGAGATAAAATATTATTTATTTCATTCTGAACTTTAGGCATTATATTAGATAATAATTGAAATGGTATTCCATCTTTTTCTACACATTCTATATAATATTTATAACAATCAACTTCTTTTTCTAATTCTAATTTTAAATTTATATCTAACTGTATTTGATTTTTTTTTGCATCTAATATAGATATAGATTTATGAATATTAATTATTTTATTTTCTAAATTATTTATAGCATTATCAACTATATTTAATTTAGATTTCCATTCATTAATTTTATTATTTATATCTATATTAAATTTTATACTATTTTCATTTTTATAATATAATTCTATATTTTTATTTATTGTTTCATAAGAATTTTCATTTAAAATTAATTGTTTTTCTTTATTAGATTTAAGATTTTCATTTTTCATTATTTCAACGGCAATAGATTGTAATTTTGCTTTATATGATTGAACATCCTTATATTGTTCTAATTTATTAGTAGAAGATAATAAAAATTCATTAATTTTATCAATAAATCTTTCAGATTGTTCAAGTTGTTTTTCTAAAGCAGTTATATCCGTAAATTGTGTTGATATTAAACTTTTGTTTTTTTCACATGAAGGACAATTTTTATTAAATTCAAATTTAGATATTTCTTTTTGTTTAGATTCTAATATTAATGATATATTATTTTTATATGTATTGATCATACCTTCATATTTTATTTTTTCCATTTGTTTTGTTAAAACCATTTTATTAAATTCTTCTAATTCTTTTTCATTATAATTATTTAATAATACTTGTGTTAAATTTTGATTATTATTTAAATCAATTATAACACTATTTATTTGAGTAAGTTCATCTTTCAATAATTTTATAGAAGATTCCATATTTTTTTTATTTAAATTTAATTCATCAATATTACAATTTAAATTGTCTAATTTTATTAATTGAGAAGTATATTTATTTATTTCTTCATTAATTCTATTTCTTAATATTTTTTGTTGTATTTGTGTATTATTTGATTTATCTAATTCTTCTGTATTATTTTGTATTTCAATATTAATATTTGACAATTCATTTACAAAATCTCTTTTATCCAATTCTTTTAATTTCATATTACTTATTTTAAATTCATCATTTGCAAATTTATGTAATTGATCATATATTGATAAATCAATAAATTTATTAAATAAAGATTTTCTATCAGATTGTCTCATTGTAATAAAATTATTATTTTTATCTCCAGTTATTTGAGAAATTAATGTTGTCATAGAAAAATCATCATAATCTCCAATATAACTTCTTATAATTGAATTAGTAGAATCACGTCTTTCTCCATTTAATGATATAATTTCATCAGAATTTGGTTTTTTTACTTCAAAATTAGTATTAACAGTAATACTATCTGATGTTCTATTTGCTATTCTATTAATAGAATATACATCTTCATTTATACAAAATTTAAATAATGATTCGAAATAATTCTTTTTATTATTTAATGCTCCAATTGCACGACTTGTTCTTGGAGATTTATCAAAAATAGAAAATGTTAAGGATTCTAATAAATTAGATTTTCCTTTTGCATTTTTTCCAAATATTCCAATAATTCCTTTAAAATTTTTAAAATTTATTATATTATTTTCTCCATAAGAAAACATATTAGAAAATTTAAAATATTCAGGCTTCCAAATAATATTTCTAATAATATCTTTTGGTGGAAGTTTTTTATTAAATTTAGTATTTAAATCATAAATTGTATTTAATATTTCATCAGAAAATTCATATTTATCCAAATATGTTTTAATTAAATTATTTTGAAATGATATATTTCTAATATCACCAACATCAATTTTTATTATAGAATTTTCAGTTGATAAATCATCAATAGTATTAACATTAACTTGAGTTATATCAGTAATTTCTGGTTTAATTTTTTTAATATTGAATATATATTCAGATATTTCATTTATATTTGCATTTTTATCAATTTTTAATTGAATTCGTGCTTTATTAGGTAAATCTATAGGATTTATTTGATTAAGATAAGATATTGTAATAAAAGCATAATCATTTTTAATAATATTAAATTTCCATGAATTATCATCGATTTTCCACTTTACATATCCATGATCAATATCCTCTAAATAATCTTGTTGAATAAGAGACCCTGCATAAACAATATTACCATTACCTAATTTTTGATGTTTATGGATATCTCCAAGTATTACCATATCAAAACCATTAAATAATGAAGTATTAATTTTTTCATTATGAAAAACAAAATTATTATGTCCTATACTATCATTTACTATTCCATGAAATAAAGCAATTTTCTTTTCATTATTATTACAAATTATTTCATTAGCTAATATATATTTTTCATAATTATCAAATACAGACATATTAGAAAATTTTAAATTACAAAATGTATAAATAGCAGTTTCTTTTAAATAATATAAATTTTTATTTTGTATATTCTTAACAATTGGAGTTATTACATCTAATCTACTTGCATTTGACTTTAACATATCATGATTTCCTGCAATAATTATAACAGGAGTTAATTTTAATAAAGAATTTAAAAAATCAAATATTATATCAACTAATTCAGGAGATATTTCTAATTTTTGATGAGCAATATCACCTGCTATAATAGTTATTGCATTATTTGTATCTTTTTTTATTTCATTATATAATTTTTCAAATATATCGATATATTCATTATGTCTTTTTATATTTCTTATATGAATATCAGCAATATGATATATTGTATCAACTTTTGTTAAATTTGAATTCAAAACAATATTTTTTATATCATGAATCATAATTATTTTCCTTATATAAATAATTTTTTTATTTTTAATAATTGATTTGTATTTTTAATTTGTACTGAATTATTAATCAATTTCCAATTTTCTTCAAATAATAAATCTCCTGCATCCTTTTTTTTATTTGGAATAACTAAATAAACATTATTTCTTTGAGACATTAACATTTTTTCTATTATTTTTATAGCATCATGAATTGCATCGTGATCTAAATATATATAAATGTTATTTGATGTATTATTTATTAATTTATCAAATAATATATCTGATAATTTTTTTCCAAGTAATGGAATTGAATTTAATTTAATAGATACAGAATCAAAAAAACCTTCACATAATATAATATCCATATTAAAATTAATTAAAAATTCATTAAATATTATATTATTACTAATTGGAGGTTTTTTATATTTAAAATATGTATTTATAAAACTACGAGCAATAAAATAATTTAATATTCCATCCGTATTATATGATGGAATTATAATACAATCACTATATTTTCCATCTATACAATATCCAAGTTGATATTTTTCGATATCATCCATTGTAATATTTCTATTATACAAATAATTTAAAGGAATTGATCGTGATATAGAATTACTTTCTGTCCATAATGGAATATATTCATCAGGTAATTTAATTATTTCTATCTGTTTTTCTTGATCTACAGTATCATAATCAATAATTCCTATTTCATTGGATATAATTTTATTTAAATCTTTTCTATTCAATTTTTTCATTAAAGAAAATATTGAATTTCCTTTAGTATTATTCGTATTTTGACATACCCAACATGCCCATTTTCCAAAATTTTCAGAATTTTGATCAATATTTATTGATAATTTTTTTTTATAATGATGACAAAATGGACAAAAAAATAGATAATCTCCTTTATTTCCCTGTTTTTGAGATTTTCCTAAAACTGATTCTAATATTTGTAATAACATATTTATCCATTCATTTTCAAATAATGTGCTATTAATATAGCATCTGCATCTTTTTTAAATTTATGTTCAATCATTGGATATAATCTACTTGCAATATTTACTGCTCCAGATTTTAATTCCTCTTTTTTTAAACCATGAGGTAATAATTTTTTTTGCCATTCTTTAGAATCAATATATCTAAATGACATTTTTAATTCTTCTATTAAAATTAATGTTGCTTCTAAACATCGTATTCCAGACATGGTTGATTTAAATCTTCCAGGATTAACCATTGGTCGTTCTATACCAACAATACAATTATATGGATTTGATTCATTAAATTTAATAATATTATCTTCAAATAATAATTTATATTTAGGATAATCTATTCTTGTAATATATTGTTTTGTCTTTGTATATGATAATTCTTTTTTAACTGGTATTTCAAAAATATCATATTTTTGTGTATCATTTGATGATATATAAGCTATTTTTCCTGTAGTTCCATTATCTATTCCAATAAATATCATAATACTCCTTTATAAATAGATTTTTTTAATTTAACAATGTCAGAAAAACTAAGTTCCATTTTTAATAATTTTTAATAAAAACATATATTTATATTTAATAAACCACATTTAAAAGGAGCATCAATATAAATGAGTATTATTAAAAAATCAAATCAATATATGGGATTAAATGTAATTGATGTTTTAATAGAAGATACTGATATAAATTCAAGATATTTTAGAATATTAGATATTCCAAATACATTTTCATCTGGAAAAACTGCATTTAAAATTAATGGATCAGAATTATTAAAAGTAAATTCTGAAATACGAGTAGAAATATTAAATTCTGAAGGTAATGTTATTTATTGCGAATATCCTAAATATTTAGAAGGAATTTCCAGAATTATTACTGTATATGTATATCCTGATGAATTATTTGGAGATGCTACTATAACTATTATTGGAGAAGCTAAAAATGTTGATCCTGAATGGCAAAATGTTTTTAATGTAAGATGGCAAAAAACAATTAATATTGATCCTTCTTTAAAAAATGACAATAAAATTAGATTTTATAAATCTCCTAAATTTGCAGTTCGTGAAATATATGCTCCATATCTAAATAGAACATATATAACAGGTTCTACTCCTGAATATGGAATATATAGTGAAGGAAAAATTTCAGGAGAATTTGTTGGTGGAAAATACAATTTAATTTTAAGTAATGGTGGATTTTTTGATAGACGTATGGAAGGAGGAACTTTATATGTTCCTAATCCTATTCCATATAATACTCCATATGAAACAATTATTGGTGAGATTACAAATTATAATATTGCATCAGCTAAAACACCATTTACAACTTCAACTGGAAAAAAAGAAAATAGTTATGATGATAAAAGATTTGAAATATTAGATGCTACAAATTTTGATAGAAGTGATTATAATATAACATTTGCAGTTGAACCTACATATTCATATACTGAAAATTATAAATCATTTGCTAAAATAACTATTGCAGATATTGATACATTGTCTGGAGATATATTCTCTATGAAATTATATATGAAATCTGTTGGTTCTGATAAAAATTATGAATTAATGGGAGATGTTATATTAGAAGAAAAAGAATTAATGATTGATTCAGCTTCAATTTATGTAGATTCAAAATATGGTTATTTTTATTCACAAAATACAATAGATAGCTTTTGGACATCTTCTACATATAATCCACAAAATTCATTAACATCTCCAATATTATTACATACAAGTGATGTTATATTAGATTCTTTATTCATATCTGGTACTGCAACAACACGATTAGAAGAAGATCATTATTATATATGTCCTGTTCAAAGTATTGATTTCTATAAAGATATAGAATATTTATTTTCAGCAAAAATGTATACAAATTTAACAATGATATATGATCCTAATGCAAATGAATATCGTCCAAATGAAATTCTTGGAGATGAACTTATTAAATCAACATTATATATTTTTGCATCAGGATCATCTTTTAATTCTACTGCAAATTTACCAACAAGATTTTATCAATATGGGAAATTAATTAAAAAACTTGAATATTCAGATTTAATAAATCAAACAGAAAAAAATATTGGTTATATAGAACAAGGATTTATTGCTGATAATGATGGTGAAGGAAAAATTTATTTTATTATAGAATCTGGAGATTGGTATTTTTCTAATGTATCTGTAAAAGCATCTCAAGAAACTGGATTTTCTCCTGGAGTTGCTAATTTTGTTATTCCTATTAATGATTGGCAAAGAGATGACAAAATTACATTTAAAGCAGAATTTTTTAATTATAAAGGAGAAAGAGCCGAAACATATATAACTTCATCTGAAGAATTTTATTTTAAAGGTAGTAATTTTTATATTTCAGGTGATGATAATTTAATTACAGGATCAGTATATATTGGAAATACTATTGGATCAGGTATTGAAATGGCAGGTGTAAATTCAGCATATTTGCGTAATGTTGGATATGATGGATGGAGTTCAGCAAATAACGGAACTGGTATTGGTGGATTTATGATATGGTCAGGATCAGTATTACAAAATACTGCTCCTGGAGAATATTCTGGAGTTGGTATTGAACTTCATGGTGGTAGTGGTTCTGCAGTAGTTCCTGGAAAACCAAATACTACTCATGCATTAAGATTTAGAACAGATACAGGAAAATTAGAAATTACAGGTTCAATTTATGCAACCGATGGATTTTTTAGTGGTACTGTTGAAGCAAATCAAATAAAAGTTCCTCTTGGTGATGGTGTAACTGATGGTTATGAAGGATATAGAGCAGTAATTGATCAAAATGGATTTGCATTTTTTATGTCAGCTTCAATTGCTAAATGGCAAATTACTTCAGATAAATTATTATCTCAAAATAATAATATGATGATAAGTGCAAGTGGAGTAATATCAACTTCAAGATTTTATGTAGATGAACTTGGTAATCTAACAGCATCAAATGCACAAATAAGTGGAGCAATTCAAGCTAATTCTGGAAGAATCGGTGGATTTAATATAACTCAAAATGCTCTTTCTGGAACTGGATTTTATATAAGTGGTGGAGCAACAGGAAATGAATATTTCATTTCAGCATCAGGTTTTAATGTAAAGGCTAATGGAAATTTAACAGCATCAAATGCACAAATAAGTGGAGCAATTCAAGCCAATTCTGGAAAAATTGGAGGATTTAATATAACTCAAAACGCTCTTTCTGGAACTGGATTTTATATAAGTGGTGGAGCAACAGAAGATCAATATTTCATTTCAGCATCAGGTTTTAATGTAAAAGCTAATGGACAATTAACAGCAAGTAATGCATTAATAGAGGGAACTATTAATGCAACCTATGGAGAAATAGGTGGATGGACAATTACAGAAGATGCCATATCATCAGAAAGAATTCAACTTAATTCACAAGAAAATTTCATACAAGTAAGTGCTTCAAATAGTAGTTCTGTTGAAATGTTTTATACTGATCTTGATAATTGGGGATTAGTTGGTTCTATAAATAATAGTGAAGTATTTAAAGTTGGTTCTATGAATCATATAGGTGGATGGTATTTTGATAGTACAACATTAACAGGAAGTAATTTAATTTTAAATTCAGATGGAACTATTCAAACATCAAATTTTGCAAGCGATGAATTAGGATGGAGAATTACTTCTCAATTAAATGGTTATGCTGAATTTGAAAATGCAAAAATACGTGGTACATTAAAAACAACAGTATTTGAAAAAGAATCTGTTAATGCCGTAGGTGGTCAACTTTGGGTAGCAAATTCAACAACAATTAGTGGATCAAGT